CGGCCGCCGATAATTTTTCACTATTTTTTATTGTCTGAACAACCACAATAGAATCATATAGATACATATCATACAGTGATGAAATCGGATTTGATTAATTGCTATGAATTTTCATTTGAATCATACTGATCGAGGTCAAGTAATATTTTATAAAAAAAATCGGAGACAAGATGGCCTCATTAAAACTGACTGTAGATATGTCACAAGTCGTCACCCATCTGTCTGATGTCGAGCAATTAGCTAAACCAAGAATTAGGGACGCGTTAAACCGGGCAATCATTCGAGCAAGAGTTGTCGGGATCGCAGAAATCCGAAAAGTGGTCAACGTCAAGGTTGCAGCCGTCCATAGCCGGATCAGATTGAGGAAGGCGGTTGGTAATAATTTATCAGCAAAACTCTCAATGAACTACAAAAAACATCCAAACCTAGCCTCCTTTGGATTTTCAATTGTGAAACCATCAAAAGGGGTGAAGCCAAGGCCTGGGGGAGGATTAAAGTCAAGAGCGTGGAAAAATAAAGGACCGCGGCAAAGAAGCAATTCAAGTGGCGCGATCCTTCATCGCGGCGTTTTTGTCTGGAATAGAAGCGCTAAAGCAAAGGTGGCCATGTCAAGGCAGAAAGGTGTGGCAAAGGTCGTTCCTACGAAAGGATCTTACGCGGGCAGATTATTAAAAGCAGGGCCGAGGAAAGGGCAGCCAATAAAGAGGCAGCCACTTAAGCCTATTTTTGGACCAGCTATTAAGGCTGAGTTTGAAAGTGCCTTCCCGAGGATGGAAGAGGAAGGTCGGATTATGTTCAATAGAAGGATAAGGAACACAATTATGCACAACAGGAGTTAACATGCCTATTTCTACCGTCGGCCGGGAGCTCGGAGCCCCTGAGTTGAAAACGTTGCTAGGCCTATCAACAAAACAGCTAAAGGATGCCAGGGACTTAGGAATGGAATTCAGGCAAAGGGATAGCGGGGCTTACGTGTACAACAGCGCTACTGTGTTCAGCTTCTTTACTGAGCGAGATGAAACGCTCGAATCACTTGAGGCTGATGTCCAGAGAGCAAAACTAAGGTTAACCGAGCTCCAGGCTGATAAGATAGTGATTTCAAATGCTTTGGCTGCAAAAGAACTAGCCCCTATTTCACTGCTTAGCGAGGTGCTTAACATTGCGATCTCGGGTGTCGTATTTATCTTGGAGGCAATTCCGACGAGAGTGAAGTCAAACATGCCAGAGGTGGATACTGACGTCATCCGGACCATTGAGCTAGAAATAGCGATGGCGATGGAAGAATGCGCTAGAGTTGAGTTTCCTGATGAGACAGTCGATAGCGAGCCAAACAAGGAGGGGACTCATGAGCAAGGAGAATAAACTAAGGATAGGGGCAACAAGCGAGGAAGTTTTCAAGGGGGACTATGAATTAGTGGTAAAAAGTGCCAGAAGGTCATTAAGGCTCTTCCTTGGCGATGGGTATATAAGCATGGCAGATTGGGCAGATAAGTATTTCTATCTGTCGCCTGAGTCATCTAACGTGCAAGGTCCATGGAGGACAAGGCCATACCAGAAGGCGATATTAAATCTATTCACTAATCAAGATGTCAAAGAGGTAAATATATTCAAGTCAGCCCGCGTTGGGTACACGAAGATGCTATTAATACTTATTGCTTATATGACAACCCATAAGCGCAGGAGTGGCGTCGTATTCCAGCCAACAGATGGTGATGCAGATGATTTCTGCAAAGATGAGATAAATCCGATGATCCGAGATGTGGATAAGGTCGGCGGCTCATTGATGGGTGACCCTAAAAAAAGCGGGGCAAATAATAGCTTATCTAAAAAAGTCTTCGAAGGGGCCGTTCTTGATATCCGTGGAGGCAAGTCGCCGACTAATTATCGACGAATGACAAAGGATTACGTGCTGTATGATGAGTATGCCGCTTTCGATGCAGATATCGGTGGAGAGGGCTCAGCGGCTGAGTTAGGCGATATGAGGCTAGATGGCGCTCCATTCCCGATGTCAGTTAGAGGAGGGACGAGTAAAATTAAAGGCACGTGCCAGATAGAGCGTGAGTATGACGCGTCTGAAGAAAGGTTCCAGCGATCACTTCCTTGCCCGCATTGTAACACCTACGCGGTTCTTGAGTTTGAACGAATGACTGCGCCACAGGATGATTATAATAAGGTTTATTATGAATGCGGTGAGTGTCATGAGGCAATTTACTACCCGTCAATCCGAGCGATGGATTTGAGGGGAAGATGGATTAATGATGATGGGAATGTAATTCTCGGCGATGACGGGCTTTTTTACGGATTAAATGGTGAGCGAACTCCCTCACCAAGATCTGTCGGGATTCACCTTTGGTCGATCATTTCCTACTCAACACCATGGTCTGAGCTTTGGCGTAAATATATCCTGGCAATGAAGGCAAAAAAGGAAGGAGACACGTCTTTACTTAAAACTTTCACAAATACAAGGCTTGGCCGGACATGGGAGGAGGAAACTCAAAAGGTGCCTGAATGGGTGGAGATCATGAATAGGAGCGAGAACTACAAAGCGCTAACCGTTCCCCGTGATGCTATTGAGTTAATAGCTGGCGCGGATACCCAGGATGACAGGATGGTTATTTCTGTTTATGCGGTAGGCAAACGAGAGGAAATGTGGCTGGTATTCCATCAGGAGTTTATGGGGGATCCAGATTCAGGTGAGTCATTCAGTCAAATTGACGATATGCTGTTTTATAACTTTCCACACCCAGACGGGTATTCGCTAAAGATATCAATGCTTGGTATTGATTCAGGTGGGCATCGCACTCAAGCAGTGTATAACTACGCCAGGAAGCGGCGCAACGTATTCGCGCTTATCGGCGCCTCAAAAAAAGGCGCTCCAGTACTGGGGAGGCCTACCTTTCAGGATGTGATGAGTAATGGCCGGACAATGAAGAATGGCGTGAAACTATGGTCAATTGGTACGGATACAGTAAAATCAATAATTATGGCTAGAATCGGCATTACTGAGCCAGGGCCAGGAATGTTGCATTTTCCGATTGGCATGGATGAAGAATTTTTTCGTCAGCTAATGTCTGAAAAATTAACAACAACATACAAAAATAACGAAAAGAAAACAGAGTGGGTTAAAACTCGATCAAGAAACGAATCGCTCGATTGTTTAGTCTATGCATACGCTGCTGCTGTAAAAACCGGTATTTTTACCAAAAGCTGGCAAAAAATTCGTGATTTAGCGATAATGCATGCGAAAAACATGAAACCTGCTCAAGAACCGCTTCCTTTGGAAAATAAGGCAAAGACAGAGAAAGTAACGCCAAAGGACAAAACAGTAAAGCCTAAGAGGGATAGGAAGCAGGTCAGGCCACGTGGACGCGGTAGAGACTAATATTTTAATTATCAGGAGATTGGTATGCCACCAGCGATTACACTAATTGAAGCCCAAGAGCAACTCAGTGAATGGTTAAAAGCAAGTAGGGCTACAGCAACAGGCCTTGAATACACAATCAAAGGCAGGCAGCTTATCCGTAATGACGGCGCTGAGATTAGGCAGCAGATAAATTATTGGACAGGTATTGTATCGGGACTCCAAGCAGGCAAAAGTAAAAGTATTGGCGGCGTCCGTATCCATCGCGCAAAATGGGAATAATCATAGATTATGAGTACTTCTAAAATAGTTGATAAATTTGGGAAACCGATTAACTATGAGGCGGCAAAAACAACACGGTTCAGAAAGAGGCGTATTGCCCAGCCAAACAAGAATCTGGTTATTCAGTCTCAAGGCGCTCAGTTAACAACAATCGCACGCCAGTTAGAGGAAGACTACGATATTGTTAAAGGCATTTTTGATTGCCTAGTCAATAACGTGATCGGCACAGGTATACGTTCCGTCCCTCAGATAAAAACAAAAGACGGCGACCTCCATCTTGAAGCCAATGAGATGGTAATGGCACGCTGGAACCTATTTACTAAATCACCTGAAGTCACAGGGTCTTTTGATCATTACGAGGCCCAACGTATAATGTGCCGAGGGTGGCTAAGGGATGGTGACTCGTTTGCTCAACTGCTTATCGGAAATGTGCCTAAGTACCGACATCTGACAGATATTAAGTTATCTTATGAGATGATAGAGTCGGATGATATCCCTATTTTTTTTACAGATGAAGCTCGTCGAATATACTCAGGTATAGAGGTTGACGCCTGGTTTAGGCCTAGGCGGTATTTTGCAGTAAAGGATGATGGCATAAACCGGATTGCCTCCGTGTCAGAGCGAGATCTAAAAAAGATCCCGGCGAATAAAATGATCCACATGAAGAAGTCATTGAGAGTAAAGCAAGTCCGTGGGGTTACGATAATTCACTCCATTATAAATAGAATGGAAGACATAAAGGACTATGATGACTCTGAGCGAATTGCAGCAAGGATAGCGGCAGATAATGCTTTTTACATAAAAAAAGGAACGCCTGACTTATATAGTGACGAGGGGGATGAACGTGACGATTTCCTTATGGAGGCTGGCTTGGTGTACACAGGTCTTAATCCGGGAGAAGAGATCGGCAACACGGATACTAATCGGCCTAATCCTCAGTTGCTTCCTTTCCGTAATGGCCAGTTAAAGGCGGCTGCTGCGGGGGCTGAAGTGGGATATAGCTCAATTAGCCGGGATTACAATGGAACTTATTCATCTCAGCGTCAAGAGCTTGTTGAGCAGTATACGCCTTACGGTGTATTGCATGGCTCTTTTTGCCGTAATTTTTGCGATAAAATACACATGGCATTCATGGAGGTGGAGATGCTCGCTAGAGGGATTGTACTCCCTCCCGATGTTGACGAGGATACAATATTCGATGTTCAATATAGCCGTCCTGCCATTGCGTGGCCTGACCCAGGAAAGGAAGGTAAGGCCTTTGAATCATTTGATCAGCTAAAGGTCAAGTCTAGAACGCAAATTATTCAGCAGTTAGGCGGTGATCCAGCTCAAGTTAGGAAGCAGCGGCTTCAAGAGCAATTAGATGACTTAGCCGATCAAGCTAAATTAATGGAGAAAGCCGCTGAGTTAGGGATAGTTATTGAAGGCGACCCAAATGACCCTAACAACCCTGATAATTCAGGTAGTCAAAATACTGGTGCTAGTGATGATACTGGCGATAATTCTCCTAATTCGAGCGGTAATAGCAATTAACAAGGTGGTTATGAAAAAATTAATGATTTTTTTGAAAGGGTGATGCTATGAAGAGATGGTTTGAGTTTGGCAGGAACGCCTTAGATGGAAGTAACGAGGTGTACATTTATGGTGAGGTAGGCTGGGATGTGACAGGGGAAGAGTTTTCCCAGCAGATGAGAGGCATGACTGGGGATGTTAATGTCTATATCGGGAGCTCTGGCGGATCGGTTATCGACGGGATCAGGATATATAATGAGATAAAACGATACGCAGGGACTGTCACCACTATTGTTGATACCCATGCCGCTAGCATCGCTTCCATTTTTGCCTTGGCTGGGACCAAGAGAAAAATGGAACCCACTGCTTTTTTTATGATTCATAACCCGAGTAATATGGTTTGGGGTACGGCAGACGAAATGAGGAAGGCTGCTGACACTTTAGATATGTTTAGAGATGCATTGGTCGCTATTTATAAGGAAAATACTAATTTATCCGAAAAAGCAATCATGGCTGACATGGATAAGGAAACTGTATATAATTCAGATCAAGCGTTGGCATTTGGCTTCGTTCATGAGATAATTGAGCGGCTAGAGCCAAGTGCTGTTGCTTCTACAAGCGGATATGAGTATTTGCGTTGCAAATATAATCCTGGCTTTAAGGTTACACCAGTCAATAAGGGAACAAATGATATGAATTTTTTTGAAAAAATCAAAGCCGCTTTAGCTAAGTTACAGGCTAATGTAGCGACCGATGTAGATAGCTTGGCAATTACTAATTTAATTACAATGGTTGATGAGGCTAAGGCTAAAGCTGACGCCTCATCAGATAAAGAGGTGGGCAATCAAGCGGAGATTCTTGATGCTTTAAATAAGCTCACATTGGGCTTGCCTGCTACTGGCGCTACTTCTTCCGCTTCTTCCGCTGCTACCTCTTTACCGAATCCCCCTACTCCTCTGAATGCCCCTGCTTTATCGGTTGAGGAAGCGGTAGCTAAAGCGATTATTGATGCCCGCAATATGGATGCTGAGCGGCTAACTGGCATCCGAGCTGTTTTTACTGCTCATCCCGATTTCACTGGTATTATGAACGTCTGCCTCGCAAACCCGGTAGCAACGGCTGACACAGCCCGGCAATTAATTCTTGATGAAATGTCGAAAGAGCTTGGCCCGACTGGCGCAGGTAATGCAACGGGTGGCATAACATCACAGGAGAAATTCATGGAGGGCGCATCAGCGAGCATGTTAGGGCGTGTTGGTGTTGAAGAAATAGATAGCGCGAATGAGTTCAATTCACTATCTATGATTGATCTTGCTCGGAACTGCCTGCAAAATAACGGCGTGAATACTCGCGCAATGGATAAATACTCGTTAGTTCGTAATGCGTTTTCTCACTCAACAAGCGACTTCCCTTTATTGATGTCAGGTGTGGTAAATAAAATTCTTCTCCAAGCATATATGGCGAAAGAGTTTACTTGGCGCAAATGGTGCTCAATTGGTAGTGTATCTGATTTTAAAATTTATGAGCAGATTCAGTTAGGCACATTTAATAATCTTGATCTAATCCCTGAAGGCGGTGAATATACTGCTGGCACTTTTGGTGAAGAGCGTGAAACCTACAGAATCGCAACTAAAGGTAAGATGATCAGCTTTACCCGTCAATCAATGATCAATGATGATCTTGGTGGATTAACGCGAGTTACTCAAATGATGGGCCATGCAGCAGCAAGAACGATTAACAAGGATGTATACCAATTGCTTGCTGCCAACCCATTAATGGCGAATGGCAATCCCATCTTTAATGCAACAGACAATACGCTCGCTGCCGTTGCTGGTCCTCCTTCAATTGCTACCTTCCAGGCTGCTCGCCAAGCAATGAGACTCCATAAAGACCTGGATGATAATGATTTTCTTGATATCCAGCCTCAATATGTACTAACCCCTATTGTCCTTCAGGATAGCACTCAAGAGCTGCTTATCAATACAACGAACGCATCTCAAGCGAATGCAAATGTACGTAACCCAATCCAAGGCATGGTTGAGTTGATTACCGATCCATATATGGATGATAACTCCGCTACTGCCTGGTACTTTTTGGCTGCCAATACCGTTGCCCCATTGATGCAGGTATCATTCCTTGATGGTAATCAAACACCTTTCCTTGATAGCATGGAAGGCTTTGAGTCAGACGGCATTAAATGGAAAGTCCGTCTTGACTATGGTGTATCTCCTTTAGAGCGTAAAGGCGGATTCAAAAATAACGGCTAGTAGTTAGTATTATCGAGATTTAGCGCATCACTAAGGTGCGCTCACTTTAGGAGAAGAAATAATGGCTACAAACCATGTTCAACGAGGTCACATTATCGACCTAACTGCTGCCGCTGTTGTTGCCTCTGGCGATATCGTTGTTGTTAATTCAACATCAAACGTGGTCGCAATCGCATTAACCGGCGCCGCTATTGGTGATGTTTATTCAGCCCAGTTAAATGAAGTGTGGGAAGCCCCGGCTGCCTCGGCTGATGTCATCGCCATTGGTGATAAATTATATTTTGACGCCGGCGCTAGTGAGCTGACTATTTCAGCAGCAGGTAACACTTATGCAGGCTATGCTTTTAACGCGAAGCCCGCGCTTACCTTGCTCGTTAAATTCCAATTAAACGGCCACACTGAATAACCAGCATGCCAAATAAACTTATTGAAGATAGATCTGTTTTCTTTCATGAGTTTAACCATGTGGTGACAGTTACGCCTGCCGGGAAAAAAGCAGGCGGGGCGAGTGGCTATACACTGAATTGCATCTTTGATTCGGCTGAACGTGATATAGGGGGTGTGATGATAGACATCCCGGTGATTACGTATGATAGCGAAGCTCTAATTACGCCGGCTATTAATGACTTAATTACAGATGAAAGTGGCAATGATTATAAGGTGATTGATATTATGGATGACGGCACCGGCATGTCGGATGGTGAGCTGGAGCTGAAAAGGTGATTATCAATACGCGCCAGGAAGCTGTTATTGACAAAGTGAAGGAGGTGATCTTAGGCTGTACTTCGGCGGGAAGTAATGTCTTCGTGAACAAGGGTGACTCATTGGAAATTGATTTATTACCGGCCGTCATTATTGAGCAAGGAGACATTACCGCTTTAGGTGATTTACCAACTATTAACCTTGGGTTTTATGATGTTGATATAGAGATCTTCATTAATATTATTGACGGGGTAACAGTTGAATCGCCGATCACCTCAGTAAATAATATTCATGCGCAGGTTCATAAAGCTTTATTGGCAGATCACACGATTGGCTTACCATTTGTTCAAAGTCTTTATGCAGATGGCGCGGGCGCTCCAAGTGTGGAGCAGGCAGGCGTAGCTATCGTCAGGTTAAATACGCGCTGGTTTGTCAGGTTTCGGATGAATTATATAGACATTAGTTTATAAAGGATTAAGTGTTATGACTGAAGAAGTAGGTGGTTTTTATATTGTAGATGAGTTTGGCAATAAACTACGTAAACGTCCAGGTCGAGAAGTAGAAAAAGCCAAGGATATCCAGGCTGTTGCGCCGCCAAAAAAAGAAGTACCTAAGCGGCAAGCTACGTCTAAGTAGTTGTTAATGGAATGTATTTAGGATTAGTGAGGAAAGAACATGCTAGTAAATAGACGAGTCATCTTAATAAAGGAAGAGGCCACACAGGGTGTCGATTCTGTTCCGACCAATGCTGATGCTATCTTGGTTGAGAATGTCGCTTGGTCGCACGTGGGCAATCGCAAGGTCGAGCGGGCAACGATTGAGGCAACATTCGGTAAGCGCCAAGCATTATATGGCGGCACACTGATGCAGCTAACTTTTTCTATGGAAGTTAAAGGCATTACTAGCGGCGCGCTTGATTTTACCGCAGACGCACCGCCAGATATTGATGTGCCATTGAGAATTTGCGGAATTGCAGCTACTGCTTTAGTCCCCACTTTAACGTATAACCCAGTGTCATCTGGGCAAGAGTCGGCGACGATTGAATTTTATGACGATGGTAAACTGTATCGACTCCTTGGCTGCATGGGCGACGTTAGCGGCGTAACCAAGGTCGGCGACAAAGGAATGCTTAGTTTTACTATAACGGGCCATGTAGCCTCAATTACATCAACGGCTATTCCCACCGTTACCTATGACTCAACCGTCCCTCCTGTATATATTGGCGTCAGCTTCTCGGTAGGCGGATTTGCCGGGGTTATTGAGTCAGTCACTTGGGGCTTAAATAACACCATTGCAACGCCACCCGCCCCTGCCTCAGCAGACGGTTATGGCAATGTATGTATTACCAACCGGTTAGTGGCTGGAACGATTGACCCAGAAGATGTAGCGAATATTGCAACGATTGATTTTATCGCATTATGGAAGGCTAACACGACTTTGGCGTTAACAACAGGGGTTGTTGGTACGGTGGCCGGTAATCGCTGGGAAATGACCATGCCAGCTATTTCTTATGATGCGCCAAGTCCGGGTGATCGCAGTGGCAAGACAACCATGTCATTACCTTTTGATGCAAATCGAGTGATAGGTAATGATGAGTGGAGACTTCAGTTCTCTTAATATTTCCTTAATCTTTATTGGTTACTTTAAAGGCCACCTTCGGGTGGTTTCTTTTTTGGAGAAAATAATGAGACGAAGAAAGTTTGTAAAAAATACAGTTATCGCCGGGACTACCTTGACTTCACTCCCTGTTCTAGGGGATAATTTGTCAAACCAGAGTGGTAATCTATCTGGTAATCTATCAAGCCCAAATAGGGAATTCAAGGGTCAGCGGGTAATTACTCCTTTTAGTTGGAGAAAGTCATGACCACTGAAATATCCGAAATCAGGAATAAACAGATATCAGAAATAATCCTTGAAGTTGATCATGATGCTTGCGTTATTGTCAATCATACAGGGGATGTTTATGAGGTCCACATGTCAGAATTTTGCACAATAACGGCAGGTAAATTTTATTGGATCCCTATTGGCCCATGTAAAAAAATAGGGAGCGTTGAGCCATTCAGTGATAGAAGTTGGATTGACCATCGCTATCAAGTTTTCGCCGAATAAATATCAGGAAATTTATGAATATAATAGAAAAATTAGACAGTTATTGGTATAAGGATGATGACTCTGAAGTCAGTTATCATTTAAAGCCATTGACGGGGATGGATGCTTATCATATTTTGAGTGACACAGCCACTTCTGAAGAGGGTGGCATCATGTTTACCGGTAAAGCAGCCGAGTACATTATGAAGAATAACGTCCTCGGCTGGGATGTAAAGGATGATGAAGGTAAGGATGTTATCTATACTGCAAGAAGTTATAGGCAAATTTATGCAAAAGATATCAAAGGTATCTGCTATTCATTATTGGAAAATAGTGAGTTGACGCCTGATGATAAAAAAAAATCGCCATCTATTACACCTTAAGAAAGAACGCGAATAAGTTCGTATGTGACACCTGTTCATGGGGTAGGTTTTGTAGCGAAGACAATCCTGCCCCATATCCAATATGGACTATTACCCATATGAATAAGGATGTTATATCTTCAAAAACCTGCTTACTCCCCATGGCAGATCATCGCTATATGGTCATCGTTGATTTGTTTGATGATTACTTATCTAATAGTTTGCTATATAATATCCCTAGAGTGCAGCACCCAAACATCTACTTAAGAGCTATGGAATTTCTCAGTTCAATGCATAGCGAAGAGCAAGCCAGTAAGTCAGCTCAACTAAATCAATAGCAAAGGAATTTGCCATGCCCGCACGAGGCCGTAATACCAAATCTAAAGCTGAATTTGAATTCAAAGCAACAGACAAGGTATCCCCTACCGCTGACCGGATAATTACCAGGATAGACAGGCTGGCTGCTTCCGTTCGAGTTTTAGATGGGCCACTTGGGGGAATATCGGGCCGCCTTACTGCGCTTGCTACATCACTCAAAAGATTCGGCTTTGCCACAACGATAAGCAATACCGCGCTAGCAGCATTAATACAGTCGGTTAAAATTGGGCTTGTTGAGTTCACTGAATTTGAGGAAACATTAAACCGGGTACAAAGGCAGATCGATTTACTAGGTCGGTCAACAAATCTCTCAGCAGAGGCACTAGATGGCTTTAACGTGCAGCTCGGAGAGTTTACTTTAGCGTCAGCCAAAGAGCTAAATAAAGTAGCGAGCGTAATTCTTAGCTTCCAAGGGGCAGCGGAGCACACTGAGGACATTCTTAGGTTTTCTCAGACAATTGCAGAGAACACAGGCAAGTCAATCACTAGTGTAGCCAGGTCTATCTCCAAGGCGCTTGATGACCCAAAGAGAGGGTTGGCTTCTTTAGGTCGTAGCTTTCTTAACCTTAGCGAAGCTCAGCGAGAGGCGATCAAGGGCTTCCAAGAGATGGGGCAGCAGTCTAAATCGGTTGAGCTGATTATGACAGCGCTAAGCGATAAGGTTGCAGGGCAGTCGGCCGGGCAAACTCCGTCACTTGCTAGATCAATGGATACGCTAGGCGAAAGGACAACCCAAGCCTTTAGGAACGTTGGTGAGGTAGTTGGCCCATTAGCAAAATGGGTTGTTGATGTCGCTGCGTCAGTCGTCGGCGCAATTGAAGATATCACCGTATCCGGGCAAGGCAATGCTCAACTAGCGAGGCGTAGCGCGAAAGAGTTCCTAGCAGGTCAAGCTAACTTTAATGATGAGATCCGAGCTATTCGAGCTGACGACACATTAAATGCAGCCGAGCGAGTTGAGAAGATATTTTTAGTCGAGCAAAAGCTAGAACGGTTAGCGAATAGAAGGGACCGGGTTAAAAATTTCATAGCCGGTGTCAGCGAAATGGACCTTGAGCGCCAGAAGGATGTTGATAGCGAGAAAGAGCGATTGGCTACTTTGGCTTTCTTGTCAAAAGAAGCGATTAAAATCCAGGAAGAAAATGCCCGCGAACAGGTCAAAATAGCCAGGAAGCTGAATAAAGACCTTCGTGAATCTAGGCGTGATGTCTTTAAGATCCTCTCTGCCGATATCAGCGAGACACGTAAATTAGGTATGGAGCGGCAAGACCTGCTTAATGAGCTAAACAATGCAGAGCGAGTAAGTAATGCCGCGCTTGATAAAGTCCGTATTGATGAGATTAAATCCATTGCTAATTTCAATAGAGCGAAGACAAGACTGGCTGATCAGACGTCATTACCTGGAGGATTGTCAGACGAAGAACGGGAAGTATTTAGCGTTTCCCAAGAAAGGTTCTTAAAGGAAAGCGAAGATTTTAATGCTCGCCGAGATAAAATCAACGCGTCTGCAGGGTTAATAAATGCCGCACGGAATCGGGTTGAGCTTAAGTTCTCAAAAGAGTTAGAAAAGATTCTAGAAAAAAGGAAGCAGGTCCGGGAGTCATCCTTTGATCAGACAGAGGTCGAGCAGTTAACGGCTCGGTTTAATAAATTAAGGCTGTCGAAAATAGAAGCGGGCGCTAATGAAGCTGATCTTGCCAAGCTTGATGAGGACTTTAATAAAAAGATTGTCAAGGTGGTATTTGCCCAGCAGGATAAGCGAGCAGCCGCTTTCTTTAAAAACGTAGAGACAGGTGTAGATAAAGTAAAAGGGATCCTAAAGCGGCTTGAGGAAGACGTCACTAAAAACATCCGAGCTGACTTAAGAGTTGACGCTTCAGTAAAGGCGGTCAAGAAAGGCGGAGAAGAAATCGCCAAGCTTATTCAGCGAGAGATTTCCTTGTCGTCTATTGGTGGGGATAGGACGCAAAAGAACATCGCGGAAGCTAGAGCTGCACAACAGGCGTTTCTAGAAGAGAACTTTGGAAAGACAAAGGCTGCATTGGCGGCTGAAGAGCTTCTTAATAAAGAGTTCAATCAACGCTCGCTTGCTATCGATCAGTCGCGCAGAGATCGGTTAGATAGGGATAACCAGGCGCTAACTGATAAGTTTGAGTCAGCGCTTGATAAGGTGCAAAGAAAGCAGGCAGAGCTGACTGAGAAGATCCTAGTTAAGACGGTTAGGAATCTAGACCAGCGGCGCAAAGACTTGAAGAGTCTAGCCATCGAGATATCATCAGATGTTCGAAATATTATATCAGCAGTTGATAAACCGACAGCGCGACTAACTGATACAAAAAATATTGACATCATTGAGACTCAAACTAATGCCATTGTTTCTCAACTTCAGGATAGATTTACAAAGCAAAAGCAGATTGTAAATGCAGGTCAAAAAAATGAATTAGAGAGAAATAAACTGCTTCTTGAGGTCCAGCAGAAGTTCCAGGATGCCTCGCTAGCTATTGCCACTCAAGGCGGGAAGAGAATTGCCGCCATCAATAATAAACGATTGGCCGATCTTAGCAAGCTAAGGAATGCCGAGACAGAGCAGGAGCGATTCAACCGGCTAAGCAAGGTGATTAATGACTTAATTGCCGAAGAAGATAAGTTAGCTCAGCGCGCAATATTAAGTAATGATACAGTCACCAGGGTATTTAACTCAATTGCTGCCGAGCTAAAGCTGATCAATGTTGGAGGTATAAGGACAGATGAGGCGCTTGAGCAATTACTTAATCGACGCATTGCTAGGGGCAGCCAGTTACTTAATAACGATAAGTTAATTGCAGATCTTAGGTTGAAGCTAGAGGAGGATTTCTCAGTCAGGTCAGCAGCACTTGATGCATCTCGACAAGCAAAGCTTCTTCGTCAGTTTAATATTTTTGTTCAGCAAATAGGATCCGCTACTGATAAGGCAGAAAAGAAAGCGTTAAAGCTGATCAGCTCCGTTAGGGCTGGATTCGAAGCGGGAGCGGGTAGCGCTGATTCAATCGATAAAGCACGTAAATTAATAGGCTCTGTCGGTGACGCCTTCACTCAGGAGATTGAAAAGATATCTGCCAAAGAGATATCCTTAAGCCTTCAGTTTGAAGATGATGATACATTCCAGCAAATAAATGATCGATCTACTGAGGCGATTGCTTCATTAAAGCGGATAACAGATAACGCGAAGAGCTTCCTTGATCGAGAGTTAAGTGATAAAACATTGGCAATCGAGCTTAAGAAAAAGCTTGATCTTGACTATCAGGATTTTGTCGATGATATCAATGGAAAGACGGCAGATAAAATTACAGACAAGTGGAGAACGGCACTGTCTGGGTTCGCCGGATTCGCTGATTCAATCTCTGGCATTGCTCGGATCGATCAAGAAATGGCAACAGCCAAAGTCGAGAAGGAAGGCAAGGCAAGAGAGCGAGCCATAAAGAGCGAATTTGATACGGGATTGCAAGCGCTGGTTGACACTAGAAACGCAGGCGATATCACCGACACTGAGTTCTCTAATCGTAGAAACGCACTGAAAGAGAAAGAATCAAAATCACTCATTGCGTTAGAGCAGCAGCAGACGGCAGCATTAAATAAAGAAGCGAAAAAAGCTTTTGATATAAAGAAAAAATTTGATTTAGCTAGCGCGGCACTAAAAGGCGGGCTTGCTGTTATGAACGCGTATGCCGCTGGCAGCGCAATCAACCCTGCTGCCGGTACAGCCTTCGCGCTAGCGGCAGCGGCCTTCGTTGGCAAGCAGTTACAGCAAATAGAGTCAACAACATTTTCACCAAATGTGTCATCGACAAGGCCGTCCCCTAAGCCATTGAGGAATATTGATGGGGAAAGGAACCCAAATGCGGAGCGGGCAGGAACAACGACAATTAATGTGTTTGGCACGGACCAGACGAATTTCAGTAAAGGACAGGTTGACTCAGTGATGGATGCAATTGAGCAAGCATCAGATCGAGGTGACCGAGTATTATTTAACCGCCGAAGCAGGCAGCGACTGGAGCTTAGTAATTAATGGTCCTTACTCATCTAGATTATGATGGTGCACAAATAGGCGACACCTTCTCCGTTCCCGGATCCTGGGTAATCGCGGGAAGCGGCGTGGTATTCGTTAATGAAGAAATGATAATCGGATATAATCAAAATGCAATCTCACAAACTTACGTCACTCAAACCTTTGCTTCTACCATTGGTGATAAGATCCAGGTTAAATTAACTGTTGACTCTGCATTATCCGCAGAAGTTTATGTCACTGAAAACCTAATCGCTCCGCCAGGTATTATTATTGCTTCAGACTTGTCGGTAATCTCCGGGCAAGGTGATGAGATAATTATTCAGTTCACGGCGTCACAGACCTCTTTTGCTGTTATGATTACTGCGTCAGTAAACGCAGCAGCCGTCTTCTCTGACTTTATTGTGAATCAATCAAATGAGAAGGTATTAACGGATAACGCGCAGCAATTCATTGATAAGGACGTGTCAGTTAGCGACATGAGGCGCTCAGTAGATGGAACTCAGCTCTATGTTAATTTTACGAGAGAAGAGGAGGAGGTGCAAGTAACCACTGGGTATATCTCGGCACCCATTGATATTCAATGGGATGAGTTTTTTGACTTGGTTAGTGACTATAGGGAGTTCACTTATGACGATCTATCGTTATCGCCAGGCTTTCCGGTTAACCCGATCCAGGTCAGAATGAAAGGTGACGAGCAAAAGAATTTCATCGGGCCAACGGAAGATAAAGTAACTTACGATTTCTCACTTATAAAGACCTAGTTATGGCTATATTTGTATACAATGCAAAGCGAAGAATAATTCCAGCTCATGTCCAGGTGGATGTAGTCAATAATGGCAGCTTCACTTCAAACGCAATCGGATGGTCCTCTCAGAACGGGATAATATCGTCAGTTAATTCTAGATTAAATATCGCTTACACAAACAACAGGTCGTATGCTCATCAGAACTTAGTTATTGCGCCTAACCAAAAATACGAAGTTAAGATAACTAAATATACTGCCGCTCATGATTCTTATCTTGTCGTCTCAAACTCATTTACTACCTTACCAGTTGGGGTTATCGAAAGTATCGTTATTCCCGCAGGCGCGCTAGAGTCAAGGCTAGGCTTTGTTTTTTCGTCTTCGCTAGCCTTGTGTAATGTATCGGCAAGCATTGGTGACCCCGGCGAAATAGGAACGGGCGTCTTTGATGATATCACATGCAAAATAGTTCAAGGATTTACTCTCTCACTTCCAATTGATTATTCATTATCAAAAGAGAGGATGAGGTCAGTATCTCGATCACTAGGAGGTAACACTCAATCACTAATAAAATCGACCGTCAACTTAGTGTCTGTTACTCTATCACAGATAGCACTGGTTGACGTTCCTGAAATAGAAGAATTTTTATACTCCGTATCGAGGGGAGAGGAGTTCCAGTTTGGAAGGGATGAGGAAACACTATCAGCCGGGGAGACGCCTACTGCTCAGCTAGAAGGCGGCTGGACTAAATCTCGAATGAATAATTCAACTTACTTTAGTTTTTCATTTACTTGCAGGTTAACATAATGAGAATTTATAATGAGGCATTCGCCTTAATTAACGCTGATAAGAGTAAACAGTTTGTCTACACCATTGAGATTAATTTTAGCAATCAAGTCACAGATCGAATTTATATTACATCACATCCAGAAGCATCAGCGCCAGACGGTGAGACAATATATAGCGATGTAATTAGTTCACACCCATCAGGATCATCGCAAAAGCTTCAAGAGAATAAATTCCTTACCACGATAGGAAGCCAGACTTTTTCATTCATTGATAAGGACTTCCAGTTATCAAAAAAAATTCGTGATAAATTCAATAGCGGGCTATCTCTTTCTGGGCAAATTGTAAAAATATATATGGGCTTCCCTGAGCTTGGGTTTGAACAGTACGAGCTGATACCTAATGGCGTGCAGATCATTGAAGAAGTTACCCGTATGGATAACGAGTACTCTATCACATGCTCAGACACGAACCGATTAGCTCGAAGGTCGATATTCACTCAGCGCAAGACCAGGCTAATCACAGGCTATAATCCAGGAGACACGTCTCTCGATGTGGCGACTACCACTAATTTCGAGATGGTCGCCCATACCAGTTTTTGGAATAAGGATCCCAATGTAACGATAGGCTATGTGAAGATAAAGGATACGATTTTCTCTTACACCTCAAAAACAGCGACTACCTTTGATGGAATTCAGGCGGGAAGATTCGGCACGGATGATGAGCCGATAGAAGTGCTTGGGGCAAGTAATGATGATATCGTTGAGGTCACTGAGTTTATCTATATTGATATGCCGGTTGTTAAGTTAATATACGCACTTTACACAGGCGCGCTATTAAACCAAGGCGTATTCATCCCACCCGCATGGTCTGCTGGTGTAGACCCAATCCATGTTGACCTGCCTTCATTTACCGGTATTGATGACGACCTATGGGCTCAATCGAACGATAAAGGGATTCGGGCTGAGTTTATTGGCCTGGCAGAGACTGACGCAAAAGCCTTTATTGAAAGAGAGCTTCTTCCATTGATTGGGTGCTACATCTTAATTACAGCTAATGGCTCTCTATCAATACGGAGATCTGTGTCGCCACTTAGTAGTAGCGCTGCTTTGGTTGAGATCCAAGATCCTGACATTATTGACTACTCCGATTTAACCCATGCTACTTCGACGATTGTGAATGTGTTTAATGTCCAATGGGATCATTCAGGTATCGACGGAAAGTTTGCCAGGCAGACCGATTATATTGACAGCGACTCCATTGGTAAGTATCAGCGGAAGCCAGCGGAGCTTTACCAGTTTAAAGGACTCTCTGGCAACAACGCGTCATCAGCCAATGTTAGGCAGATCATTGACTACCTACGTGATGTCTATTCTGCTGAGCACCAATTATTAAACTTAACGCTATCCAATAGTAATTCAGCGATAGAGGTTGGGGATAATATTCGGGTTAAGTCAAAATTGATTTTTGACGACAAGAGTGAGCAGGCAGGAATTAATCGAACGTTTCGCACGATTGGTGTCGATCATGATTTTGAGACCGGGGGGATATCTCTCCAGCTGATTGGCTCGACAAGAAAGACATTGTCGTCAACCGACCTTGTGTCAGATGATACAATCCCATCCATTGCGATACCAAACTTTCTCGCTTATTTAACTAGCCAGCGAAGTGGCTACACCTTAATAAATACATTGGCTGGATATTCATTAATAGGGCCAGTCGGACATTTAACGGCTGATGTCGTAATAACGAATGCGCAAAAAAATATAGACAGGAACGTCTGGTACCATGATGGCGACTTAGTCATTGATGCAGGCGTAACGCTTGACTTACAAGCAATGAATACACTCCTAGTGGTCGATGGGTTGCTCACGCTCGATGGCGATATTAGGTCGATTGGAGGGACTCAGTATGACTTGTCTGGCGGGTTAGATAAAGGCTACGGAAGCACTGAAGGGCAAGGTGGAGTAATTATAAGGGAGACCTTCACTGACTCTCTTGTTTTTAATATGAGCTTTCTATCAACTTCGGGCGAAGTAACTCAAGATTTTTCGATGGCTGACGTTAGAACACTACCGTCTGGCTTGTCGTTATCAATAGAGGATGATCCTGCTGCGACAGAGCTTGGCAAGCTAGGCGGTCTGCCGATTCATATTAATGGAATCCCAGGTGGGAGTGGCGGCCGAATAGAGCTGATCCAGACGCCAAGTGTTGAGCCAGGGTTAGCCGTTCCTATTAATGGGTACAGCGGAGGAGCTGGCGGCGGAGGGCTTGCTATTTTTTGTAAAGGTCTTTTCATGGGGAGCGGCAAGATAAATCTTTCAGGCGCTTCCGGATCGAGAAAGGCAGCCCCAGAACTGAATAACAAACTAGCTGCTGGATCAGGGAGTGGAGGATACCCAGGATCATTAATTGTCTTGCTTGCTGATAGGAATTCAATCGTTCCAATCCTTACGGAAGCTAATTTTATTGCGTCACTTAATGGGCCAGTCCCTGCGGAAGGGTACTCTCCTTTTGATCGAGAGTTCGTCGTTGATCCGGTGAGCTACCCAAAGACACAACCACTTGATAACATCCTAAAGCAATCATACAAGCCAGGCTCTGCATCCCGAGACCTCTTTAGTGAAAATCACTCAATCACATACCTACTAAACCCCGACTCAGTCGAGCCGTCCGATGACCGCGCTCAACCAAAAGACATGTCAAACCTACAGGCGTTCTCAGGGACCGCTCAGTTGATCCTATCGGCTTCAGGCAAGATAGTGACTAGAGCTTTATTAACATGGGATAGGACGCTCGACAGGTATGTAGATCGGTATCGAATCCAGTACAAGCGAACAATAGAGGCGGACTCTGAATACGTAACCCACACGGTCGAGCCGGATAGGAATACGACAAGGACATACATTCCGAACTTGGCTGATGGAGTTAGTTATGACTTTCAGATTTACCCAATAAATATTTTTAATCGCCGGTCAGCTAATTTTTTATCATTAACGCATACGGTCATTGGTAAAACGGCTGCGCCAGCTGATCCAACTGGATTGTCTGCACTAGGAGTGACCGGTGGTATTGACGTGTCATGGACGGCCTCCGTTGAGCTTGACCACTTCGAAACCATCGTTTTTAGATCTCCTGTGTCAGGCGGCCCATTTACTGAGGTTGGCAGAACGACAGGAGATACATTTTTTAACCCAGCGCCAGAGAGTGTGCTTTATTATTATGCTATCCAGTTTATTGATACGACGGGGAATCTATCAAGTCAGGTCGGAGAGGTCTCTGCCCGAGCGCTATCAGGCTTCGCGGCGATCCAAATACCAAATGTCACTGGATTGCATATATCAAATTTACCAATAAATACAGTAGAGTACACAACACCAAATGTCTCATTCGAATGGCGAAGAGTCCAGTCTCCAGACCGTCCTTCGCAGGAGTTAGGCGCGGAAGACAATGGCGGCGATACTGGGTATGTCGATCCGACGATCCAGGGCTACCGAGTTAGGATGTATCGGCCGGGGCCGTTTATCGAGGCTTTTCTTTTACGTGAGGAGCAGGTCCATGATGAAAGGTATGATTACACGATAGACAAAAACAAACTGGATAACGGCGATCCAATCAGATCATTTTCTGTTGAGATAAGAGCTTACGACCAGTTTAATAATTTATCACCAATACCGGCACGGATGTCGGTCACTAATCCAATCTCAGCCGTCACTGAAATTTCCTGGTCTATTACTCCAGGAGTGCAGCAATTTACGGTCAATGTGACAGCCCATCCTAATGACCTTGATTATCTAGGCTCGGAGATCCACGTATCAACTACGCCTGCTTTTACACCAACGGCTGCAACAAGGTTTGGGTTGGTTGGTAGTAATGCTCAGCAGGTCATTGTTGATAGTGACCCGAGCGACAACCCACTAGTTAACCTTGCGACATATTATGTCAAGCTAGTCCCTTATGACCAGTTCGAATTAGACTTATCAAATGTAACTAATGAGTTAGCGGTCACGCTTACTGCCCTAGCTGTCAGTATTGAGTGGGTAGACGTGGGAGATACGGATGGATTTAAGCCTGAGAATGACGCCACCGTCGGCGCAGACTGGGGGACAAATATAAGCGATAGTCTTGGCTTTATCCCTGATGATAATGCCACCCTGGGTGCGGACTGGGGGACAAATATAAGCGATAGTCTTGGTGATATTCCGGCTGACAATGCCGCAATCAATACTCCGCTAGCGGCATGCAAGGATAATTTTGTAAGCTTATCAACAGCGGCATCTCTGGTTGCTGGATCTTTTATCCATGGATTCAGCAAAGATGCATCTCCGGCAGATATCGACGCAACCATTTATATAAAAGGAGTTGCAGTAACGCTTCCCCGAGGTAATGATTTTGGATCACTTGGTGAGGAGGCGTCGATCTATCATGCTGGCGAAACGGATGACGGGTATGTGATTTATAACGCGTCGATATCCCCTGCGTTAAATTTTACAACACTCGGTGCCACCTTGAGAAGAACATACGCGTTCGCCAGATACAACTCAGGAACATGGGAGTATAACGATGGAAACACATGGCTTCCTGTTGTTTTCTCCCCTGGGATTGATGATTATTTTGTAATAGGTCGAGGGTCAACGGGCAACGCTGCTTTTGGTAATTCGAATGGGATATCATTGTTCCAGCATGGAGTGACGTTAAACGTTTTCCCATTTAAGTCTGACTTTATCTCGCTTTATAATGGTCCTCCATTAAATAACTATCTTGGTGTGGCAGCTCCGGTGGCATCAAATGATAGCACTGAAGGGTATTCAATAGGAAGTGAGTGGACATTCGGGCAAGCTCACTATAAGGCGTCAAGTGTAGCTGTCGGCGCTGCCGTTTGGGACCAATTGAACTCAACAGGTCTATTGGATAATTTGGCTGCTGTTGCTGTCCCAAACATAAGTAATGATAGCACTGAGGGATACAGTATAGGCAGCCGTTGGATTTTTGGAAGCATAGCTTATGTAGCGACGAGCGTGGCAATCAGTGCAGCAGTGTGGGCTGTTGTATCAAATCCAAAAGACGAGATAGGCGCTGCGGTTCCGCCTTCTGTGATTAGAGATAGCACGCTTGGGTATTCAATCGGCAGTCGATGGTTTTTTGACGGATCAGTTTATATGGCGACTGACGTCACGGCAAATAACGCAGTATGGGTATTTATATACAATGACAGCCCTGATTTTGATGGGTATTTTGCCCAAGAAGCTTATGATAATTGGAAAAACGATACGTCAGTTATTGAGACTGTGTCGATCAATACAGCAGGATCAATCGCATTAGCGAATGGTAGAACCCGGTTTAATTGCGGTGGCAATGCTAGTGATGGGTTTGAAGCGAGGCGGATGCTTAAGAGCGGAGTTGTTCCTTTAGTTTGGACAAAAAGGCGTCGGTTTATCACGGCAGTTCAGCCACTTCAGCTTCCAACGGGGATAGCCTCCTGGTCCATGCATATAACCACCGGCGACAGGCTCTCTCAGTCCGCAACGGTAACCCAATGGATCGGCTTTCGAATAGAAAATACAGCAAGTGGCCATACTATTTTTGCGGCATATGCGGACGGCACCACCCAATTTTCTACGTCAATTGTTACTGGCGCTGGCGTTTTCCAGCTTAGTGTTGATACAATACTAGAGGCTGTCGTCAATGCGGACGGAAGTATCGGCTATAGCGTGAACAACGGGGCTAATACTTTTTTATATTCTCCGCCCGTAATTCCAGTCAACACCTGGACTCAATCGCCTGATGTAGTTTTTGAGGTGTCAATGGATCAGTTTATCGTCAATGAACCATTTTCCGTCCAGTTATCTCAGGTTAAATTTTTGCAATACAAATAACAGATAAGGTTGCAATATGAATAACTTAATAATACAAGACCACGGGTATCACCTTAATGCAAAAATAAATTTAACATCAAGGCTTTGCCAGATTACCAACCAGTCGATCAAGCAAAATATCATAAACACAGTTGCAATCTCAAGCGCTTTAACGGGGATCTATTTAACGGTCAGGAAGGTTGATGATAGTGTTTATGTTACATTCAGAGGGACTGAATTTGGCAAGTTAAATGATTTAAAAACAATAGCCAATAGTGAGTTCGAAAGGGCTGGACCAGGCCTTCCGCAAATGCATGCCGGGTTTCTTAAGGCGTTTGCCTCAATTAAAGGGCAATTAATTAGAGAGATAAATAATTACAACCCAAGGTATATTTATTTCTGCGGTCACTCAATGGGTGGCGCTTTGGCGCAAATGGCTCACTACATTCTTCATCAGCAAGACTATAGACTGAATGTCGATTGGAGTCGAATGTATTCGATCACGTTTGGCAGCCCCCGCTTTATGGGTCAGTGGCGACCCCCCACCTACATGGCTTATCGAACACTAAGAATAGTCAACGGAACTGACCCTGTGCCAAACTTGCCGTTAAGATTTACAGGGTATAAGCATATTGGCGATGAATTACTAATGACCCCATTTGGTGTATTATATAACCCTGGGACTTTCAGAAGATTAATCTACTCTAAATTTAACTTCTTCAGTTCGCATTACCTGGAAAATTATCGGCACTCGATAATCAATAGCGACTTCAATATATTCCATCAGGAACGATAATGAACCCAGCTCAAAAGGATATAACCGTCAGGCTAAATAGTGACTTTATCTGGGATCTAACGCTTCTCAATAAAGATAAAACACCAATGGACTTGACAGGAGCAACAGCAAAGATGGAGATACGAGACGCACCAGGAGGCGCTATCGTTCACCTTGAGATAAGCACAGCTAATGGTTATATTGCAGGACCACTTGGCGTCACGGGCAGCTTAGATATACGAGTACCAGAAGCTATCATTAAAGTTATGACCTGGGCTGAAGGCACGTATGACTTATTGCTGACTGACGCCTCAGGATCGGTCATCCCGTTAATTGAAGGGAGCGCCACAACAAAAATTGGAACGACTGTTTTATGAGTGTCCTTTCAGAAGATGGCCGTCAATTTATTATCCTTTCAGATGATGAGTCAAAAACAACATTACAGGAAACCACTGGCACTGTTGTTTCGATCAATGAAGCCTCAACTAGGATTCTAAAAGAGGTAGCCAGTGATACTGTTGTCGTTGATAGCACTAAGCTTATTATCTCAGATGGAAACCAGGGGATTAGCGGTCCTGCAGGCAATAATGGCGCAGGCGTCCCTCAAGTTAAGTTGTCGGCGTTGGCTCCATCGGTGTTGCATAATGTTGATGTTTTCCCAAAAAACGACTTTGCCACTATTAAATATTTAATATCGATATTGGATTCAGGCGATTCAAAGTATATGCATACAGAAGTCATGTGTATAGTCCAGGGGGCTAATTTAGTCCGGGGGATTCAAATGATGCACGGTGGTGATATAATCCCTTACGATATGAACTTTATTATCGATGCGCTAAATGTAACCTTCCAGTTCACTCATACCGCCGTTAATGATGTTGACTTTAGTTTCACAAAAATTGAGCAGATAACCTGATGACTCAGTTAATAGATGGGACGATCAGCGTGACACTCGGCTCTCAGGCTGTCTCATTTGCAGGCAGTCCTGATCTAAGTGGAATTGATCGAGGGCATATTTTACTTGTTGCTGACGAGGTTCCTCCTTATTTTATTCACTCTGTTGATAATGTGGCAAAGACGGCTGTTATTGTCGGCGTGTATATCGGTGAAGCAACCGCTAGTGGTTTAGCGTATTCGATAAGTACATCAGCAACATCCCCGGAAAACATTCCGTATCCAGAGAAGAATGATATTGAAATAGCTAGCATCTTTAAGCAGTCGGCTGAGCGCGTCCAAGCTATACTTAATACATTATAAGGAAAACTAATGGCTCAGATTAAGACAGGAACGGTTTCAGTAATATCATCAAGCCCAAACCTTTCCTTTGCTGGCCTACCTGATTTTAGTGCGGTCGCGACAGGACATATTTTTATTGTGACGGGAGAGGTATCACCGTACAAAATATTAAGCGTTGATGATGGACTAAAGACAATCATCCTTGACTCTCCGTACATTGGGTTAACTCAAGCAGGATTATCCTATTCGATTACCACGACGAGAACTTCGCCAGATGGTATTGTCTTTCCTGAAAAAAATGACATAGAGACAGCGACCTTAGTAAAGCTTGGGATGCTAAAGATCCAGGAGTTATTAAGTGATGCGGGGCTAGGCTTAGCTAATCAAGGTGATCTCCATATACCAGGACTGGCCGTTATTCCAGACCGTAAAAAATTAAAGTCTCAACCGTATACGCCACCTGTAGTCAATCCGCCTGTCGGCCCGGTTGATGGGAAGCATATGCCGCTAATAGGTATATTCAGTTTTAATTCAACCCCCTCATTTCATGTACCGGGTGCCGGCTCGTACATTGGAGAATATTAAATGGCAATAGTTTATTTAGATAGCAATGCAGTAGGGACGGGTGATGGATCATCAAAGGCAAATGCAGAGCCTACATTAGCTAACGCGCTCGCAACATGGAACCCTGGCGATACCATATGGATGAGCAGCTTACATAATGAAGTACTAGCAGGCGCGTTTAACTTAGTTGCAGCTGGAAGTGACACCGATAACATCGCTATTGTTTTTAGGGTTAATTTTATAACAGATGAATACGAGCCAACGACTGGCGCGGATACAATTAACTTTGATCAGACCAGCCTTAATGATATGTCAATAACCAATGGGGACCATGTGGCCTTCCATGGTGCTAGATTCCGAATTGCAGACGATGTTCGACTTAATGCAACGGATGCGGGTGTTTACTTTGAAGACTGTTATTTTGACTTAACGAGTGATGACGCGCTTATGACGCTAGGGAGTTCAACAGCAGTAAGGGAGACGTCACTATTACTAAAGAACACAACAGTGAATTTTTCCCACGCGAATGGCGGATCAATTTTACTAGGAGGCGCCCCTGTTGAAATCGAGGGATGCACCTTTCTTGGATCATCTAGACCCAGTGGTTTAGTTACAGCGTCCGTAGGCGATCCAGTTCATATTAAAATGACAGGTTGTGATTTTTCTCAAATGACTTCAATGCCTTTTATTTTTGAGTTGCTAAATAACACCAATCAACCAAAGTTCATTGGTGAGCTAATTGCCTGCAAGTTAAGCGCAGCTCAGGCCATTTCAAATATAGATGTGGTCGTTCCTCCATCTTATCTGTACATTCATAATACACATGACACCGGGCTAACGTATAATATCAGGAGGTTTGGTTATTACGGTGATGTCATGCAAGACACGGGCGTTTATTATAACGGAGCCAATCCTTACATTGATCTTCTTGCTGCTACACAATTAAGCCACCAAATGGCATCAAAGAGTAGCATCAGTACAGGATCGCAGTTTTCCAGCCTTGACCTTTTTGGGATATTCACTACGACTGGAGTAAAAACAATTGATATTCAATGCCTAGAAAATTTCACTATCCCTATGACTCAGTTCGATGCATGGATTGAAATAGCTTACCTTGGCGAAGCGACATCGTCTTTATGGCAAGTGTTAGGTAGTCGAGAGAAAACCAAGACAGTGCCAACCCCTTTACTAGCAGGCACCTCATTAGCTGACTGGGTAGCCCCTCCCGCGGGATCAAGAGCGGTAAAGCTGGAGTTAGCTATTAACGTACTAACCATAGGTGCATTTAAAGCAAGAATTTTTATTAACCGATATGAAGCTGGTCGTCAGTTCTTCTACAATCCGAAGCTAAATATTGTATAATTAAATACTTAATCAAGGAGAGATACTATGCCATTATTCATTCCTGGCTTTTTGGAAGGCGTCACGATTGGCGTTGGCGAAGTTGAGATTACGGAAGGTGGCGCAGGCGTCCCTTCCCATATTGCCGTTGCTGGTAGTAAACATACAAACGCTGCTGGTATTGAGTATCGCAATACGGACGGCACAGGCACAGGCTGGGAAGCCTATCTAACAGAAACGCAAATTACCGCTATCCTTAATACCGATAGCTGGTTTGACCCAGCGATTGCTAGGGATAACACTCTTTATGCAAACGTGGCAGCCGCTGAAGCCGCAGCGAATGTCGGTGATACCGTTGATGGCGTCACCATCGTTGTCGGGAATATTGTCTTTCTTGATAACCTGACAGCAGGCCAGGAAGGATCATATCTTGTTTCTGGTGGCACGGGAGCATGGACCTTTACCGTAACGACCGAGTCGGCTACGCCAGCGGATGGCGATACCATTCAGGTTACCCAGGGAACGTCAGCGGGTACTTGGTTTTACTATAATGGCGCTACATCTGCTTGGGTTGAAACTCCGGCGACGCTAGCGGCTATCCAGACTGAGCTAGCCAACCTTCGGGCTTTCGTGGGTAAAACAGCCGCAGGCGTTGAGCTTCCAACTTTCACAGCTGGGCAGGTAATTGCCAATCCTACGACCACTGATCTTGAGCAAGCAGTTGACGAGCTGAACGTCTCGCTAGCGGGTGTTATCGCATCCGGTGGCGGAACGGTAACAACGACGCTTGGTGTCACGACAGCCACTATTGTCGCTTCAATCTTGGTAGACTCAGCGGCTAAAGTAGAATATGAGTTTTTTATTCAGGAGGCGGGCACACCGGCGAATACAATCGTTGGCACGGTCATGCTTCAAAATGATGGTCGAGCTGCAGCTGATGCAACAGCGATTGCTAGTCAGATTGGCTTAACAAAAACAACAGGCGCGGCAATTGCTGGATTGAACTTTACTCGGGCATTATCAGGCGTTGGCGCTGCTCAAGTGATGACAATATCGTTAACTGCAACAAATGCAATCGACGTCCGTGTCGTTGCTCAAGCGGTGATTGCGCCATTCTAAAGTAAGTCTTCCGGCCACCCAATCACGAAGGCCTGCTTGTCGCTATACGAGCCGACCTTCGTGATAACACAACCCCCCCTTATTCTCTTAGTTAACGCAAACAGGAAACACTGGCACTCCAGCATCCGATAGGTTCTGAAATTTAACCGTAACTTCCTTCCCGGTCATATGTGATAAATTTTCCCGATCTTCAGCAGGAAGTTTTGGGACGACCTCGAAATTTACGCCTGTATCTAGACTTCTAGCCAGGTAATAATCAAGCCCATTTTTATCGGTCATAATCCCTAATACAACAGCCTGGCAATGATCAAACTCTTTGTATTTAAAAAGCCCTGGTGTTCGCTTCCCGAGAACGTAGTCTGAGTTTGCATCACGCAGCATGATGCCCTCGTAGCCGCTAGCGCGATAGATATTATGCTGTGGGATAACCTGCTCCTCTGATTCAATATAGTCGCACGGGACCAACTTAAGGCCATCACTGTCCGCCAGGTTGGATATCGCTGCCCAGAGGATCGCATACCTCTCAGAGAATGGCATATTTAAAATAACCAGGTCAAAAACATGGTACTCTAGCTGTGGCGTTAAGTCGTTCGTTACTTGGGCTGCGCTATTTATTTTTTGAAGTGACACATCATGCTTGCATACTTCCCCATCAAGCGCCTCGCAGGATGCCATTCTCCTTACCTCCTTAAGTAGATTGGCGGATGCTTCAGTGAGGTGCTCCAAGTGATACCGAGATTTTCCACCACGGCTATGGAAGCCGTCCACTTTTTTGTGCTTATGTGACTTGCCATAAGTCAATCTTAAGCCGTCCAATTTTGGCTGGCAGGCAACGCTGTTTCTGAATGAAAGGCGGTGGGGGACTTTAGTGTAATCCAAGGCAAGCATCGGCGATATTCGTGAGCAACTCTGCTCTAGATTATAATGGTAGTCATTGATATCAATTTGCTTAGTGACCCTTGCCCATATTTTTTCATTCAAATCATTAACGTCTTTGCATTTCGTAATAGCTAATTGCTGTTCGCCGTCTATAATTCCATACTCGACAGTATAACTTAAGTCGTTATAATTCGGGGTTATAGTCCACTCTCTATTAGGCAACTTGAAAAGCTTTACTGTGTTAAGACTCATTTTATTTCCTCTTTATTTTTATGCTACAAGTCATAAGGTAGCAGTGATTTATTATCCCCACCTTTCTCAGTGAAATAACAAATAACATCATCTGTGGTTCTCTTTGCCCTAATGTGATGCTTGTTTATTATGACGTTCAATTTTAAACTGCGGTCGTCGAATTTAGCAGCAATCCAAGATGACTCTTTCAGCTGTGATAGTAAGGCCTCATTCTTAATTAAGTTATTAATGTATTTAACGAAGTCGTCATTAGATATTTCTACATCACCCCCTGACATTAACCGCGCTTGAAATTTTATTATCTGATCATGAATCGGATCATCAAAAAAATACTGAAGCTGCTCTTTAAGAAATATAATTTGAGATTTCTTGCTTAACTCTTCAATCATCTTTAATCCTCTTTAGTAATGAAGAAGCCACTCTATAAGTGGCCTCAATTGCGGGTTAAGTTATCTTATGCCTTGGCCTGTATTCCCTTTCGCTCCTCTCTAGTAACCCAATTAATGAGGCTGACCTCCTCTTCCTCTTTACTGCATTTTTACCGCAGTCCGGACAACCACTACCACTAAGATGAGTGTTTGGCGTTTGGTAGAAAAATCCATGCTTTGGATGCTGGCATATAATTTTAAGTTTTGTTCTTGCGTTAACATATACCGCTTTTGAGTAATCATATTTACTGCCGTGGATCGCTACGGACCTTGCTATAAACCCTTGTGTATTTAATTTTTGTGGCATCACTTTTCCCCGCTGAAATTAACTGACTAATAATTGATGAATTAACACCATAAGCATAGTGGTCACCGACTGAGGAGCTATAAGAAGAAGTTATCAATGAATACGGAATATCTAGACACGTTGTGTCATTTTTATGAGTCATCTCGATATTTAATATTCTACAATCATCATTTTTAGTTACCACATACTGATACTTGATTACCTCATCGCCTTCCTTTATTTTTTCGTTGATTTCCGAAAGGTGATTGCAGAACAAAATAATAAAACCATCAATCTCATCAATTCCATCAATCATTTTTCTGTTCCTCGGTTAAGCTCAAATGAATGAACCGTATAGTCTGGGTTCACCGTTACTGATCTAATGCTAGGGTTGGCTTCCGTTATTGCGGTAACAACCTGTTCACATGTGTAGCATCTATTCTTACCTATCAATCTTGCCAATTCCTTACGGGCAATAATTCCAGCAATACCTTGAAAGGCATGATATAGATTTTTCCTATATTCTTGACCATTCTCTGTGTCTTTAAATATTACCTTCACGTAAGATCGACGGGTTGCTTTTTTATGGTAGGCCTTATGGAAAGCAGCAGGTCTTGTTATTTTCCGATCAGAGAGGATATCAATATCGCCATCGGATGTAAAACTATGGTCAAAAAAAAGATACTGGCACTCTTTGCATTCCTTTGCGGACGGAAAGTTCTTTGCGCCGCAGTTGCTGCATTTTTTTGCTACCTCTTTAATGACTAGCCCGCATGTCTTGCATTTGTTCGCATAGATACTGACAAGCTCTTTGCACTCATCATTAGGGCATGGCTGTACGCGTGAGTCTTTTTGCTTGGGCTCTTCAGGTAGCGCACAATCAATTGGCCCAAAGCGCTGGATGCATCCGCCGTAATCAAGCAGTAGTCCGTAAGTCTTCCCTTCGAAGAGGCGAACAACCCTAGTAACCATCTGGATATAAAGAGACAACACCTTTGCGGGCCGAGCGATAACAACACAATCAATTCTTGGGATGTCGGTCCCCTCTGTATATAGACCGTAATTAACAACGCCATGAATAAGCCCCAAGGATAGCTGCCTGAGTATCTCGTCACGCCTCTTTATTGGCGTCTCACCAGTAACGAACGGCACAGCATATCCAAGGCGTGACAGCTCTTCAGTGATCATTTCCCCGTGCTTTATACCTGAGCAGAAGAACATGGTGCATTGCTTATTTGCTCTCCGTGTATTTATCTGCCAATCATCAATCATTCGCCTAACTAACTCCGTTTTTGCCGCGGCGATCCCGAGTTCTTTTTTATTGAAGTCCCCAGCAACAAGTTTTATCTGAGAGGTGTCAATATTGGCTTCACTAGTGGTGGGCGTTGACCTGACATTACATAGATACCCCTCATCCATGCACCACTTAATGGATATATTGCAAATCGCTTTATCAAAAAACTTCCCAGGGCCGTACACGTTGCCCGTTCCTTGTCGGTAAGGAGTGGCCGAGTAGCCAATGAGACGGATAGCCGGACGCGTTACTCGTAGGGCTGCCATTATCTTTTGATAGGAGGAGGGCTTATCCTTTGGCCCAAAATCAACCTTATGACACTCGTCAATCATTACTACGTCATATCGGCCAAGGTCTTTTATCCGAGAGCGTAGCGTTTCTCTTGAGCCAATCGTTATCTGTTTTTGCTCAAATCGATTCATACTCGCGCAAAAAACACCGACGGGGATATCTTTATTAGCAATAAGCACATGATTCTCGGCTTGCTTAATTAGATCTTGTTTGTGGGCAATAATTAATATATTAATTTTCGGGAATAGCCTGATTAACTCCATAATAGTTAATGAAAATATAACACTCTTCCCTGAGCCGGGCGCTGCGTTTACAACAAATGAGTCTGCCGATGAAGTAATAGCCGCTATCGAGTCATCAATTACTTTTTGCTGATAAGCATAAGGAGTGGGAATAGAAGTCATTATTCTTCCTTTGCTTTCACGCTTTGATATGAAAACCCGCTAGGGTGATTCTGCGCTTGTCGATAAATATCACCAAACGCTTTATTTATTAGTCGCTCATCGTATATATTAGCCGTGCCCCCATCTATATGCGAGACACTCCGGTTGTCTGGCTTACTATTATCTCGAATCTGATTGCATTTCACCCTTGCGTAATTATATTGAGACTGTGTTAAGGATAGCCTTTTTAGCTCAATATAATCGTTAATTGTCAGGTAATTTAACTGCTCATCCCCTTTAACGTATTTAGCTTTTAGTTGAACTCTAACAGGAAGTGATTTGTCATTTCTTTCTGTGTCCCAAATAAAAAGATCATTCATTACTTTATCTATTATTGCCGAATCAAATAAATCAACCATTGATCTGCAGTCGGGAATACTAATTCGGTGCAATTTAATTCCTTTTTTTGTTGATTCAAGAACGCACTTATCATGCAAATACTGAGTCAGCATCCGGGTTACAAATAACTTTCTATCAGCAAGATACCATATAATGGGAATCAGATTATTAAAGGTTCTTGGCCTATTATAAAGTGGTTTATTTTTTAGTGTGATATCTTCATTTAAAGCCTTTGCTAACCTGCTTGATAAGGATGCCTCAAACCGAGTATCTTTTCTCACGTAATCATTGAAAAGAGCGTCTATAGCATCCCATCGAATAAAATACCTTTCACGCATTACTCCACCGGTACTTACTCTCATATACTGATCCTTATCGAGCGGCATGACGGCTTCATTCATTCGCCAAACAACCGTTGCTCTTAGTATATCTTTAAGCAAAAACCACGGCTCTTTATCTATAGTAAAATACCTGTAGTCATCATAATGAAGGCAAATAGTATGTATTTTGTATTTATTTTTTTCTTGTTTCATGCTGGCTTCCCGGAAATTAAAGCACTTCCCTGTGCTTGTTTGGCCTTAAGGTTTAGGTGTGCTGTATTTTCTTAGTGTGCCTCGGTTTATCTCAAGTTTATTCGCTGCATCCGTCTGGTTGCCATGAAAATAATGCACCATGTCTGATACGATTGCGCGGCTCATCTGGTCCATTAATTCTTTATAGGTAACACTCCCGCTGTTTTTTATCTTGATAGCAACGGTATCATCGTTAAATGTTACTTTATTAATATAAGCACAGTCATGGATGTAATCTTTACTATGTTTAGGCATCTTTATTTTCCTCATCTTTTTTAATGGATGGTGTGGCTGTCTTTATATTGTCGGCATAAAAGTTATCAATGCCATTCTTTATATTCGAGAAAGAGAATTCAAAGAATGAAGGCAGTTCAAACCTGTTTTTTGCAAAAAATCCAGCCGACTCTTCGGTGTGGCACATTACTTTCCCAGTGGATACCCCTTTTGCTTTTTTCATTGGATTTTTAGGATCAACGACAACACGTATATCCTTGCAGACAAAAAATACAGCATCTGACCGCTCTCGTATTTTGTCAAAAATGTCCGAGTTGATCGCCATATGGAAGCGGTCATAGCTATGCTCTTGCTCTGGATCATCGTAACGTCGCTGCTTTGCATGACCAAGGATCACGATATTCAACCCTTGGCTCTGACGGATAGCGCAAAGCTTATCGATGACGGTGTACATATAGTCTTTCTGAAGCTTAATCCCTGTACCCCAGCCCATGTCCGTTAACGAGCTAACATCTTTTTTCTTACAGATAGCAGAGTCTGCCATCTTCTCAACCCAGTCAATCGTGTCGATAACAACTGTTTTAAAGCCTTCAGCGTCTGTGTAGAGTGAGTTAAGGATGTTAAGGACATCATCATATGTATCAGGCTGGCACCGGTCTACATCAAGCAAATCAGTCCCTTTCTCCACGTCAATAAAAATAGGCTTTGGGAAGTTAGAAGCAACTGTTGACTTTCCAGTATGATCAGTCCCGTAGATTGTCACAAATAAGGGTTTACGGTTAACGCCTCTCGTTCTCATTAATGCCATGGTTTATCCTTTATTTTTGTATAAATCAGATATTCGACGCTGCACATTATCAGCCTTGCTTATTGCGTCATCATTTTCTTTCTTGAATTTAAATGATGTTTTCTTTGGTTTTAATTCAATAATGTCGCAAAGGATATCCCACATGTCTGATGATTTATCTATGGAATTTAACTCAGTTTGCGTCGTTGAGTATTTAACTGATTTCTTAAAAAAACCCTCTTCATAGCCTGTAAATCTATCCTTCCATTCTTCATCATTGGCAAGCTCGGATACCCACGCCTCGAAGCTTTCAGCCTTTTCTTGGTCAACGACAATATTTTTACCAAAGGATATTTCCAGGTCGTCAGCAGTTATCTTTTTTGTGTCCTCATCAATTAAGCCTTCATACATAAGTGCTGACTCGATATCCTTTTCAATAGAGATCCTGTATTCTTTAGCTAAGGTCTCATTATTAATCGCGCATTTTAATTCGCCAACTAAGTCAGCGAGAGGAGGCGGTCCGTCTTCTTCGCCTGTCATTTCAGCTATTTTTTCGTATGATATTTTTACAGGTTTATCTTTCATATTTTTCTCTCTTGATCGGAAAACGTACTTTACATTATCGGCAAGATAAAGTAAAGTCATTCCTTTTCCAAGAAAGACCCAAGAAAGGCAAAAATATGAGCGACAACCATGATTATATAGAGCTGCTAATAAATTCAGCTAAATTATATATGGAAGCGGGGATTAAAGTGCTTCCCTGCGTTAATAGGAAGCCCATAATAAAATGGGCTCAATATACCTATACTATTGATGACTTAAGACCGGCGCTTCTTATTAGTGATTCAATTGGTATTTTAACTGGCGAAAAATTTACCGTTATTGACTGCGATAATTTAGAGGCGATTACCTGGGTTAATGAAAACATAAAAGCTTCAAATATCACCGTCGTCACAGAGCGCGGTGTCCATTTTTATTACAGGGGCTCAGCCGCTAGGAACTCCGCCTCAAAAATGGGGGTCGATCTCCGTGGAGTTGGCGGGTTCGTTACTGCTCCCCCGACTATAAAAAAGAACAAAGTAGAATATAGGGTTAACGCGGATTATGGGTTTGGCACTGATAACGACTTAACGTCACTAATCGAGGCGATATCACTTAATGAACTTCCGGAGTTAACGTCTGATGAAATAAATAAAATTAGATCGCTTGAGTCGGTGAACAACGGGAAAGATAAAAAGCAAAGCACCACTGAATGGACGAAGACAAGCATTATAGGGCATGACGGCAACTTTGATATAGATATGGACCACGTCAAGGATAAGGATAGCTATCTCGATTTAGAAGGCGAGGTGCTGGCCGAAGGGGAAGGTAGGAATAGCCGGGCAGCAAAGTTAACGGGGCTATACATAGCGGACGGCCTTAGCAAGTACGAGATAATGGTGCGGCTTAACTCATGGAACGACACAATGGCCGCGCCTCTCTCTTTTAATGAGCTAACAACGACAATGGAATCTATCGTATCAAGCCATGAAAGGAATCATTCAGTATCCATTAAGCACGATCCTTTACCTCCCATTGAGCTCGATCCAGAAGAGAGAATTGAAATAGAACCAACCCCTTTACCTGCCGCCAAGAAAAAAGACAAAAAGTCACTTAAAGACTACGAATTCACACCATCTGGGATCCTCGCTATTGAGTCTCCTAAGTGCGATGACTTTCTTCCCGATGGATTGCTTTTCCGTGAATGCCTATTCATGCTAACCGGGGAAGCAAAAACATTTAAATCATTTGTTGTGCTTGACCTATTAATTAGCGCAGCGACAGGAGGGACATGGCTTGGTTATAAATTTTCGAGGCCATTAAAGGTTTATTACTTACAGGTTGAAGTAAAAGGACGGTTCCTTAAGAATCGGCTGAGAGGGATTATTGATAATATGACGAGCGCTGAAGTTATGCTACTTGAGCAAAACATGATTATCACAGCAGACAGCAAAAAGAAAATATCATTAAGTGGCGTAGATGAAGATGGCCTCCCCCCTTTTTCAACTAGGGAATTAATTGAAGACATTAGTCGCTTTGAGCCGGATATTTTTGCAATCGATCCGTTAGGTAAAGTGATTTGCGTCGAGGATGACAATAAGGCATCAAACATGGAGCCCGTGATGGATACGCTCCTTTGGGCAGCATCGTCATTAAAGGCCGCTATTGTACTGGTTCATCATAGCGGCAAAGGAAGTAAAGGAAAAGGGATGCAAGCGATGAGGGGGAGTTCAGTGTTAGCTAATGCGTATGATGTAGGTTTGTCATTAACTAGAGAAAGCGCAGAACCGATTGTCGATATATCGGTTCATAACCGAAACGGGAAAGAAATAGAAGGAGTGCGATTTCAACTAAGTGAGAACCTAATACTTAAGAGATCATATCTTAGTGATGATGAAATAAAAAGCGGGAAGCGAAGTGACAACCAAGACCTTATTGATATGTCAGCTGGGATCAGCAAAATAGACCGGGTACCAACAAAAGATATGATCGAAGTGGCGTTACTTTACGTGACAGAAAATGGATTTAATGATGAGTTAACCGAAGATAATATAGAGGAGTTTATTGATCTGGCCGTGGATAAGAATGACTCAGTAAGTAGAGAGCTTCTCTTTTTAATGGCTCGGAAGATAGCACCAATGATAGACTTATCAGTAGCGCTTAATAAAGGGTTGGTAAACTTGATCGCTACTGGAAGAATAAAAAGCAACGGGGGCAGTTACCCTCATGATATTTTCACCATTAATAAAGGGTAAATAAGATGACACCAAAAAAAGACAAAGAGCTAGCCGAGTTAAAAGAGATATTATCACAGGTAAGAGGAAGAGCGGACGTGTTAAATGAGTCGTTAAATTCTGATATTAACCAGATTGAAAATAGTATCAACAGTAGTAACAGTGATAGCTCTGACTTATATATCGCCAGACCTCTTCATTTTTATATTGGCATAACCATTGTTGCAGCAGTAATCGTTGCCGCCAGTGTCGGGGCTCTTATTGTCATATTGAACTTAATCTCGGGGCACATGTAAAATGAAAACAAAAAAGCTAACTCAATCAGGTGAATACCATTTTATAGTGAATAAAGTTGTAGGGAAGCGACCTAAGCAAGGCCGGTGCGGTTATATTTTTTATGTAGAGCTTAGCGTTAATTCAGGCCCATTGACCGGTGAGGTTATTTCTGTATCTTATTGCATTAAGCTTAATGACTCATTCTTAATGAGTAAAAATTGCAAGTCTTTTAGTAAATTAATTCAGCATCTTTCTCCAGCTCATCCTAATTTTGATGTTGAATTCGACGCAGTAGGCATTGAGCTACTCAATTCACTTATCAATAAGGAGTTTATCGGCAAAGTAAAAATATCTAAAAAAGAAGGGACCGGATTGCATTCAGTTAAATTAACAGTAGGGGAGTAAAAAATGAGTAAAAGAACAGAAGAATTATCTGGCAAGATAAATGCCTACCAGCAAGAGACTGGGATTGAGTTTAAAGAAGGAGATGCTTTCGGTATTGATAAGGATGGGTCTGTTGTTAGGTTTCACAAAGGCCAGTATATTGTGGGCAAGGGGAATTGGTGGTGCCGTAAAATATGCACCTCAACTTTCCTTTCTAAAGTTTTTAATGTTAGCAAATTCAAAGGGGGTAAATGGAAAAGAAATATTTACATAGTAAAAAATAATCAGTTAATTAAGGTGCCAATCAAGTTATTTCTTCACAAGGCTTCTATTTTTATTCAAACAAAGAGAACTTAATAATGAACAAATCAATAATTACTGCCGCTATTGTTTCTGCCTCTGTTATCAGTGGATCATCTTTCGCAGCGCCTAGTTTCTCACTAGAGACTGGGTTGATTCTCGATAAGTCAAATTCAAATATCACTTTAATTGGGCCGAGAGCTGGCGTTAGTTTGAATTTTGACATTGGTGATCGGTTCACTATTAGCCCAACAATGAGAGTATCTAGAGTGTCCAGCACTTATCGTGAAACTGATCTTGACGTAAGGGCTTTCTCATTCGGCATTACCGCTAAAGGAATGGCATCAGAAAAAGTATTTCTTGGCGCAGGGATATTAAGAAATGAGAATAGACTTTCATTTTCAAACCATACATGGAAATATGATACAGCCACCTTTGAGCTTGAAGTAGGCGCAAACATTACCAAAAATGTGTCAGTATCTTATCGACCATCCATGCAATGGTACTTTCAAGAGCAGAGCAATACCACTGGATTTTGGGCTGGCGCAGACAATAGCGACGCGATTGATAATATTGCTCATTCACTCAACGTCCAGTATCGTTTCTAAGTAAAACATCGCGGGCAAGGACGCCCTTTCAGGAGAATAATATGAACTACGAAGATCACCATATGGGTCAACAGCAAACCAAAAGCATTAATGATAAAAGGCTAGAATTTACTGAAGCAGTAAATAAGTGCCATAAGCTATCAAAAGAAAATGGGTGGTGGGTTGGCCGAGATAAAAGTGATGTGCCAAAGTTGCTTATGTTATGTGTTTCAGAGTTGGCTGAGGCAATGGAAGGACATCGAAAAAATAAAATGGACGATCACCTCCCAGATAGGTCATCGCTTGAGGTGGAGCTAGCCGATGCAGTTATAAGGATATGTGATATGGCTGGTGGCTTTGATCTTGACCTTGAGGGGGCAATAAATGATAAGCTTGAATATAATACTAAGCGACTTGACCATAAATTAAGTAACAGGGAAAAAAACGACGGAAAGAAGTACTAGCAAATCACGGGCAAGGATGCCCATTTTTAGATGAGAGCAGATAAATGAGTAGCCGGATTAAAAAAATTGAAAGAGCAATAAATGCTTCCAAGTATAATGAAGGTATGTTTTTCGGTACAGATAAAGATGGTCAGATTGTTAAGTTCAATTATAATCCTGGCATTATAAAGAAGTCACAAGATGGGGCGTGGTGGGCACGTGGAATCGCTATACCTATATGGGCTAAGGTTCGTCCATTCAAAGGAGGGGGATGGAAAAGGCACGCATACGTCGTTATTAATGGATCTTTAGTCATACTAAAAACAAAGAAGGTATCAGGTCGCGCTTATCAAATTATTAGAGCTATGGATGACTGGTAAAGTATCGAGGTTAATGTCGTTTCTAAGTAAACAGTCACAGGCAGGGACGCCCTTTTAGGAGAGAGAAATGTCAAAAATTAATGATTGCGAAGAGAGTGAGGCAAACAAAATACTACTTGATAGTGTGGTTGGGTCGTTCACTAAAGGCTTGGAGATTGGTGAAGAGAAAGGCAGAAAAAATTGGCAACTGAATTCAGTCCATGATGGAGAGCTTCTTTCCTCGATATCCAAATTAATAGAGAAAAATGAGTATGATAAGGTCTCACTGATGTTCTACATGCTTCACCTTAGAAATGCCACTGAGTAGAGATAAAATGAATAAACGAGAAAAGAAGTTGCTTAGTTTCATTAACATGATAGGAAAAGAAACATACTTCGGCATAGACCAGGATGGCCAAGTAGTTGCGTTTGATGCCAAAGCATTTAAGATATCAGAAAATGGGAGTCACTGGTATAGAGGGAGGGGGAATGCTAGGGCTATATTTTTAGGCGGCATAAGTGCTTCTACGAAAGGATTTAAAAAAGGAGGATGGAGGAATAAAGTATATAGAGTAGAGGATTCGAAATTAATTGTTTACAAAAAGAATAAAATGGGTATTTTTTGTGCGCGGAAGCCGGTTGATAGTGAGGTAGTAGCATGAATAATTTAACAATACTGAATGTAAAAATATCACAAAATACAAATGGGCTTTACAGCCTAAATGATCTGCATAAATCACATTTAGTGCCAGGTGGTGATGGCGTAATGATTGTCGATCCGGGTAAAAGGCCAGGTAGTTGGTTACGGACTGAGCGGGCAAAAAGGTTGATTATTGCGCTAGAATCAACTGCACATATATGTGCAGTTGAAACGAGCGAGGGTAGAGGCGATTCTGGAAGCTTTGGCAATAAGCACGTACTACTGGCTTATGCTCAATATCTCTCTGTAGACGTAGAAATAGCGGTTCAGGACGTTTTCATTGAGAAGATGGAAGCCAAACCTATGTCTCAAATGGAGCTCGCTCAATATAGTATCAATAAGCTACTTGAGCAAGAGAGAGTCTTAGCCGAGCAAAAGCAGCAGATCGTCAATGCCAATAGCCGGATTGATAGCTTGGAAGAAACCGTACTCCACTCTCCATTTCGGACGGGCATTCGGTACGAGGATGACCCTCGCCAAAAGTTACTGCTGCCTCATGAAGGGGCAACCAGAGAACGGCTAAAGCGGACACGGACTGGGTTGACGCAAATGGGGATTGGCGCTGGGATGATGCTTGACTTTACTGGCAATGTAACTCCAGATCGTCCATCTCAGTGTAAAGTGATTAATGGGAGAAAAGTATCTTATGATGGACGAGTAACCACACTTGGGGCATTAACATATTATTTAACAGGGCGTACTCGTCGGCCAATGGGTTACTGGAAATTTAGAGGCAAACTGTTAGCCGATATAAGAACAGAGATATTAACTAAACGATAATTGCCACAGCAAGGACGCTCCTCTCCTCTCCTCCCTTCCTTCCTTCCTTTCCCTCCCCCTTTAAGATACAATCAAGATTCATCCATTTGTTTTTGTAAAAAATCATGCCATCCGACTACCTTGAACAAATCAGTGAGGCTGCTGAGTTTCATGCCCTTATTATTGGGGGTGTTAATTTTTTAACCGGCAATGCTGATCCAATTATTGCATTAGCTGATGCGCCAGAGCCTACGGTTTATATTCGAACAACCCCAGGCGCGCCGGGTATTTACCTGAAAAATGGACCAACGGTAACTAACTGGGCATTGCCTCCCGCATCGGTTGGAGGGTTAATCCCTTTCCTTCGAGCGGACGGATCGCCAGATAATATCGCTATCGTTAGTGGTGAAATACCTTTTGCTCGGGCTAATGGATCGTTAGATAGCATTGCCCTAATCTAAGGAAATAACTAAGGATTCTTTATGCCAATCCCACTTAAGGTGCTGCCAGAGGTTGGTGATACCAATACTTTGGCTGAATTTACGCCAACCGATTTAATCCCCGTCCAAAATTTACCGGATGCAGCCACCCAAGGTTTCGCTACAGCGGCTGACCTTGTTAACCATTTAAATGATATAGCCAATCCTCACGCAGTCACTGCCGCGCAGGTAGGTGCTATTCCAGTGGCTGAAAAAGGCGTTGCAAATGGGGTGGCCCCACTTAATGCACTCAATGAGATACCGCTAATCCATATACCAAGCGCGGCAATACCTGAAGTCGATGTGGTGGCGGATGCAGCAGCACGATTGGCCCTAATTCCGCTTAGGCAGGAAGGTGACTCATTATTTCAGACAGACGACTCAACCACTTGGAAGCATGATGGTGCTACATATGTTTTATGGTCACCTCAAGAGATTTTTGGGAGTCAATTCCAATCGGTTGAAAGCGCAGCAGTAACAACGACTTTCTCTACGGGATTTATTACAAAAGGAATATTAACTATTCCCGTCATTCCAGCAGGGGATTATTATATTGGATGGAATTACCAGTGGAACCATGATTCGAATGGTAATGACTTTGAAGGGGTTGTCATTTTGGATAATGTAATTTTTGCCAACCATAAACAAGAGCCAAAAGACAACGCCGGAAATTTCAGCGGCACAGGTTCTGCCCAGCGATATCAGACATCTGGTTTTGCCATCCGTACATTAACAAATGCAGCCCACCAGGTCAGGTTTGCATTCAGAACAGACACCGGATCGTCTGAGTCATCAGCGTGGGATGTCCGAATAATAATTTATAGGGTAGCATAAATGTTTTTTATAACTGAAGTAACTATATTGCCCATCTCTCTCATTTACCTTGGGCAGTTTTCTGAAGGAGAGCCATTGACGCTTGATGGTGACCAGTTGTATTCCACGGAGGCGATTAGCAGCCAAGCAGTGAGTGATATCATTGCGGCGCTACCAGAAGCTCATATCGAGAAGCTAAGGAAGGATAAACGGAAAGAAATCGACCGAGCCTGTGTTGAGGATATGCATAGCGGGTTTACGCTCAATGGGTTTGGCTACAAAAGTACGCCAGAAGCTCAGAGTGACTACATTGGCCTTAGTGATATGTCAAAAACAACACTGGAAGGCTATCCGATTCGACGTGAGTCCGGTGGAGTTTGGGCAGTAGCAATGCATACTCCATTGGAGATCAAGGACGTAATGACGGCTGGACTGAATTGGAAGTATCAGAATTTGGCTAAGCTAGGCGTGCTTGATGCAAAAGTGGATGCGGCGCAGGATCAGGCGGCGATTGATTTGATTTTTTGGTAAAACGAGGATAAGTCGATTAATTTTTTGGTAAGATAAAAAAACCCAGGCATTTCTCGGATACCTGGGTCTTCCTGCCCAAAGCTAAATCCAACTTAATAGAAGCAGCAGAGGGAGAGTCGTGTTAGTCGCTGTAGCAAGCAACTGGGAGTATATTAACCAATCAAAGGTAATGTGTCAATCGGTTTTTGGTAAAACGAGGAGAAATAAATGGACCTTAGTAAATTTCAAGCAGGTGCGAAAACAGCCGGGACGTTTGGCGTGGTATTAGCTGCTCTGATTGGCGTGATGGGCACTTGGGCTAATGAGACAACGAATGACATTAACGAGATGAAGTCGTCTCACAATCAAGATTACCGGCAGCTCATTGAGAAGATCACCTCATCAAATCATGAATTAAGAAAAGACCTTATCGCCGCGATAGAGAAGAGTGACGATAAGGTGATAGGAAGGATTGAGAATATTACGGCTAATCATGAGCTACGCGGGCATTAGCGGGCATTAGCGGGCATTATAGTAATTACTTTATTGGCTTTCTCACCATATGCTTAGCGAAGTGATCAATGCCAAGGGAATGAAAGGCGGCTAAGTAGCTGGCTCTTGACTTTCGCTGCCAATCACTTCGGTATTTATACTTATTTGCTTCAAGCTGAATTTCATCAGGCGACATTCCCTTACCATATTCTCTAGGTATATTCTCACGAGCTTTCTTTGTCATATGCTTGGAGAACTCGGCCACCCTAGCTTGTCGCCACGCAGACATATATGTTTTCCGATGCCCTTTTTGCCAATCTGACAGATGCTGATACTTATCGGCTTCTTGCTTGATTTCCTCATCGCTATAGGGAGTTCTTTTTTTAATGTTTTTGTACGCATTCTCTCTGATTTTTAATTCATGGATTAAACTAGCTAGGTTCAAAACGAGTTGCTCCTACTTTATTGAGATTAAAAAAATGCCCATGCTTATTATTTCATAAGGCATGGGCTAGGCCGGGGAGGGCATAGGAATTACATATAATGTATTATACCTTAGCCCCTACTTAATGTAAACCTTAAGTCGATTCAGTTACTTTTGCGCTTTTTTCGCTGTTCGTGTTAGAAAATTGGGTAGGGATTAGTCCTGGCGACATTCGACGAGAGATATACGACTTGACCGCCGCCGACTTATTACCCTCAGATAAAGACTGCCGTTCGTTTTCAGTCATATTTGGCAATGGCTGTCATCATCATGAATTCCATATCGAAGCTATCTTTCTCATCCATCATCATCATGAGCGGCATAAGAGACGATTGATCTGCGGTGCTATTTGGTTGAGTATTTGCTTGCTTGGTATTTGCTTGCATCATCATGAGCATCATCATTGATGATTTGCTGTCATCGTCATCGCCGTCGTCGCTCATCATCATCATCGGTAATAAATTATTGGCCATTCCCGTGCCACCTTGCCCCATCATGCTCATCATCATCATTTTTTTCATCATTGACTTATTCATATTTTTTTCATTTTTCTCTTTAGGTTTGGTAATGCAACAGTCATTATGTATAAAATCATTAGCATTTAAAGTGTCAACCCCTTGAGTTGACTCTTTCTTTGCTAAGATACTCCTGCTATCCATCTGGTAATTTTCATTTTTTATATGTTGGTTAAGAGCCCCAACAAGGTATTCTTTATTAAAAATTGTCTCGCAATCACTACATACCCATACTTCTTTACTGTATTGAATGTCCGCATACAAGTGATGACTTTTACATTCAGATCTCGGGCAGTCCATATTTAGGTTTGCCCGGTTTTCTATCGCCTCTCTGATTAAGATATAATCCATATTTTTCTCCAAAATAAAAAGCAGGCGGGGTTAGCCGCCTGCTTTTTGCCCACGAAGGCTTGTTGATTACTTACCTAAGATTCAACCTTTTTTAGATGATTTTCTCATCGAGAAGCCAACCATACCTAAGCCGAGGAGCATCATGGCTAATGGGGCGGGGGTAGGGATTGAGTTACCGATTAACTCACTGGTTCCTACATGAGCTAAACCGTCTACCGTTGATCCACCGTTAGGGAACTGATTCCAGCTTGCTGTGAACTCAAAGTCAGCTCCATTTAAGCGAGTGTTTGTATCAAAGTTAGCTAATGCGGCACCACCCACTGCGTTTAGGAGCCCTTGAGCGTTCCCGTCCACGTTTAAACTGGCAAGTGTTCCAATGAGCGAGTTGCCATTTAGGTCCGCCGCTTCTAATGAGAGCCACAAGGTACCGTCGGAAGCCGTAGACATATCGGTAAAGTCGAAGTTCGTGTTGGCGTCCGAATAGAACTTTACCCACCCACCACTGAATGTCGCGTCATTGCCATTTAAGGTGGCGATCTCATAATCCCCGAAGATATAGGTTAACTCGTTGCTACCGAAGTTTGACGACCCATTTATGGCCGATACTTGACCCATGCCGGATGCAACATCGCCAACGGCTGATAAATCATTCACAAACATAACATTTTGAGCGCTAAAGTCGATAAAGCTCTGTGGATCCCAAGTAATCCCTTCAACCGTAATCGGCGCTGCAACTGAAGCTAAGCTAGCTGAACCAAGAAGAGCGGCGGTGGCAACTGAAGTGAATAATTTTGCTTTGTTCATTTTTTAAGTTCTCTTTATTAAGGTTAGAAGTTAACCAGATCCTTTTTGGCTGCCTTGCCTTGATCTGATGGAGCTAGTATACGGCGGGATTATTAAGGAAGGCTTAGGCAGGTTAGATTTTTTATTTTAATTTTTTCTATTTTAATTTTTTAAGAGATTTTGATTTTAGTATTCTGATTTGATTGGTTTTGATTGGTTTTAGGTCGGAGGGTGTAGAGAAAGGAAGGTATTGACATGTAGATAAAAGGATGATAGGATTAACATATTATTGATAAATAAAGGTGGCCCTCCAGGGTCGGAACCACCTTATCAGTAAATATGAAAAATCCTACTATCCTTCTACCTACTGCTAATAGCTTTCTTCCCTTATATACCCTCCGCGTTTATTTCTAGTAAGACAGGTTAAGATATATATGAGAGAGATATAAGAGGTATAAGAAGAATTTATTTTTGATATAGAATTTTTTTATGAAATTTTTTTGTTAAGCTGTTGTCAAAAAGTTTTAGGCGAAAAAAACCCGCATTCTCAGTGCGGGCTCGCTATGATGAGATTTACAGTTAATCTTCGAGAGGGTAGATGCCGAGTATCATTGTTGTACTTACATCATTTTTACGCCCTCCACCTTGAGGCTCCATCATATGGCTATGGTTTATGATTATTTCTTCCATGGCTCGGTTTCCTGATCGCCAAGCAACCATACCGCCTGCCACAATATCCTCATGAGTCATAGCGACACCAATGCCACCTTTTAAATGCTCCAATGATAAGTGGCTACATTTAAAATTTGACGGAAATGGTTTTAATGAGATATCCCACCGTATGAGAGGTGGATTAGATAACGTTTTTATTTCTTTTCTAGCCGCCGCGATAGGTAAACCAAAACCCAGTCGAAAAGTATAGAATTTATCGCTTAATAGGTTAATATTAAGCCCATCATGCTCCCCTCGGTTTAAATAATACCCACCTACTGGCAGCGCGGCTGTCTTATTATCCCTTGTATGATTAGCGCTTGCTACCGTCGCATAAACCAGGCTTTCAGTCGGGCTATGATAGACCCTAAGCTCACCGTAATACATATAGGCATCTCGACTCGTTCGATGAAGCTCAATGCACATTGGGTTATTAACCGGCGGACCTTTTCTTGTTTCGTTTTCCATAAATATTTCCTCAAAAAATGAGCAACCGAAATGGCTACTCTGAATAAAGAATATACAAGCTGAATATTAAGAAGGTATTAAAAAACCCCACCGAATGGTAGGGTTATTGCTAAGTGTTATTTGTTATTTAATAATGGCTGACTACTCGCCTTTTAGTGGTAAAGATAATAAAAATGGATAAGAGCAAGAATAATAAAAATAATTTAGGTTCAGATACATCATGAGCCTTTGAATTACTGAAGGTTATATCGTCAAAAAATAAAGCATAACCTTTAGGCGGTAAAAATTTTATGGATTTAGCTATATCTAAAATATCAACCTTATTCTCTTCCCAACAAGACCTTTGATATCTCGCGGATTTATAGCAGAAAGTGTTTGACCAAGCTGTAATTCCTGAAAAAATCAAATCACCTAATGCATTTGCTTCGCTATAAATTTCAAATTGCGCACTTCTCCATGCCATTGAATCAAATTCAATTGAATCGAATCCGCTCTCAAAACTAAAAATAGCAGGGCCGTTGATAGGGATAGAGAAACCTACCCCACCCCCACCAGGTGATTTAAACGGGTTCCCAACGCCAATTACATTTTTGGCTACTCCAGTAGAATCAACTCCTAAATCAGTACCAGACAGACCTAATGAGTCAGTTCCGCCATTATAAAATCCATTTAATAAGCTAGTAGAAATTACAACAGAAGACCCTGGGTATTCATAAAGCCACTCACCTTCAAAATCCAAATTCACACTGTGGATTAACGAGGCGCTTGCCACATTTAATGCTAAAGCTGAAGCTACTATACCGGCTTGAATTATAAATTTTTTCATTATCTTATACCCTTATTAAAAAATTGAAAATAACGAAGTAGATTAAAGAGGATTACCTTTAACTGCAACTTCCATAAAGTATCCTATATTAAACTTATCATTGACTTATGGTAGGCATAAAAAAACCCCACCGGATGGTAGGGCTGTTGTTAAGTGATTACTTGCTATTCGATAATTATTGAGTACTCGCCATTAGATAGCTTCTCTTTGTCCAGATACCCAATAAACTCCTCAATGGCAACACGGGCACCCCATACGCCTAATTGAGGGCGATGACCCTTAATGCTTAAGACGTCATGCTTGGTCCCTAGCGCGATGCACCCCTCTATCTGCGATGGCACATTGGCAATCTCGATATTGATCCCCCAGCGAGCAATAAGGCCTCCCATTTTTGCTCTAATATACTCAGAGTCGCTTGCTTGCATATAAACATCCAACGCAGAGCTAATGAGTCGGATTTTATTCTCATCAAAAGGATGGGGAAGTAACTGATAGGTTCCTGTCGGTATGCAAGAAATGTTTGGCGTATTATTAACCCATGGCGCTTCAACAGTTAATACATGGCCAACCGATAAATCATGGAACGAATAATCTAATCGGCCATAACATCCAACACCGGGTATTGTACCAAAACGTGTAAGGATAATGTCACCTGAAATAAATTTACTCATTATTATTTCCCCTAAAATGGAACATCAGATTCGATTGTTGCGTCTAAATCGTCATCCGTTGTTACTGGCTCAGCTTGGATTACCGGCTTGCGCTCATTAAGTCCTGATTGCTTGAAAAGCTTTGGATTCTTTATCTTGTTAGTATCTTCGTATCCAACTTGCTTTTCAACGGTAACCTCGCATTCAACAAGCTGGCCAATGATGCTATCAAGAAGCTCCTTAGTTAATGGCCCAATATCACCAGTATGGCCGCAAGCTCGCAAGAGTCGCTTCAGATCCATCATGCCAATGCGGACTGCTTCTGGGTTTTTGTTGCGAGCATTGTAGTTATAAGAAAACTGCTTATTTTTATGCTCTCCATTCCTCACTTGGAACGTTACCCATAAAATCTCGCCAAGTTTATTAATCGTTGGCTTAATCTCCCATTTAACAGGAGTCAAGCAATACTTCCCTTCAGGGATAATATTACTATCAGGAACGTCATTAAAATTAATATCAGGTAATAAGCTCATTTTATCTCTCTTTTTATGGAAAATTAAACAACAGCTATATGTCGCTTCCCTAGCGCTTTCATTAAATTGTTTCTTGCTTTTAGTAGCCCAGATTGTACGCGATGCAGTTTAGCGTACTCAGAGCTATCTGGTGAAAAGATAAGGGAATCTGCCATCCCTCGGACATAAGTGATGCAATAATCAACTGCCTGTACCATTGAAGTAGTGGCAATAACGGAATTATCAACGAAAAATATAAGGTACTTTGTCTTATGCTCCCTATCTATTTTAAAAACACCGGGCTCCATTAATAATGTCTTGTCCGTCCTTTTTAATTGTTTCTGTGAAATAATTACTTTTTCAATTCGATTCGCATGCAGCGTTTCATTATTCATAAAACTTTAGCCTCATTATGTTATTTTATCATCCGTGATAATATCAGATTGGAACACATCTTTTATGTTTTTAAGTCCGTTTAAATAGTTATTAAGGGCAGGCTTATTCATTGGCAGGAAAACATCATTATTTGATATTTTATGTATCTCTTTCGATGTTAGCTCAAGTACTTCTGCGCGGTTAGCACCGATTGATAAATTAGCTGATGAATTAAATACTAACACATCTCCCATGTCGTAACACTCATCATATTCTTTATGCCTGCCAAATGGAATAAAGTCTTCAAAAAAAACGTGACGATCACATCCTACACCTTGGAAGCTTAAGGGAACGTTTTTATTATACATATTACACCTCCACCCGCCTTCTTTTTTTCCATCATTAATTATTTCAACATGCTTACAATTACGGCAATTAGGTTTAGGTATTCTGTCACCCCAGTATATTTCCTGATCTATCTGGCTTAAAAACTTTGCCTCATAATTTGATCTTGACCGCCATGATGATTCTGGAATATGGTGTGAGAATATCGCTTCAGCCTTATCTAATGACGCGCTAAGTATCATCGGATCTTGGGCAATGACCTCTATATGGCACTCACCTGAGTTCTTATCAATGATAATAAAGATTCCATTATTATATTTCCCTGACGCCATATAGCATTGCATTTGGGTATAGTATCCGGGGTTCCATTCAATCAATTTCTTTCTTTTCGCGGTTAAGAAAACATTATGGCAAGATGTTTTTATCTCAACTAAATACCATTCGTTGTCAATTAAAGTAGCTCCGTCTTGAGACCCACCAACATGGCCAGATAGGTACGAATAGCTTATCTGCTTACCATTAACCTCAGTAACAATATTAAGGTTTCGCTTTAATTGATTAATAATTACGGATTCAAGTGAATGGCCAACAGAAAATATTCGCTCCTGTTTACCGGTAATTAGCTTTGAAAAAGACCATCTAAATTTAAGCCATATCAGTCGAGCATCTTTACCTATCTCCGAAAATCCCAAATGAGACCGATTACCATCATCAGTAGGCTCATCAAGTGAGGTGATAATAATTTCTTTTATGTTTTTATTTTCCATTAGTTGAAAACCTTATTAATACGTTTCTATAGTATATCTTAGTCCCGCGCTTAGAAACTTCCCAGTCATAACCGGCATGCTTCTTAGACTCCTCGGCCATCTCATTTAAAGTGGTATGGTATTTGCTGGAAATAGTAACAGCATCAACAAGACTGGCGACTCGGTTAATCATAGCGATAATGTCATGCTTAGCTTTATTGCTTTTCATTGCCTTTCCTTTAGTAATTGAGATAATTAGATTATACTCTTTTCATTAATAACAAATTAAAGAGGGCTTATGGATACTGATTACATCTTATCAAATAGCAGTCGAATCGTTCAGCTATCAATCCCAGTTAGGGTACCTACATCAAATGAGTTAAGGCAATTAAACTATCGGGAATACGCGGCGCTTAGGCATTCATTAAAAGCCCAGTTGGCCGCTTCACTATCAAGTAATAGAGAGCTAATAACCAACCCATTTAAGCATTGTATTGTATATATATGCCGTCATTCACCTAAGCCAGCTAGATCTGATATAGACGGCTTAGTAGGTGGCATAAAGCCTTTACTTGATTGTTTTATCCGATACCATAAAACGCGCGCCCCATCAGGGTTAAGCATTATACATGATGACTCAAGAGAATGCCTAATGGACTTAGCTGTGTTTTCTCATAAATCATCAGAGGTAAAGACAGATATTGTCATACTTGAATATGTTAACCCTAAATTCATAAAAGATTTTTTTTCGGAAATTGAAAATAAAAAGAATCTAATATTCTAATTTTTTGAAAAACAAAAGATAGAATAAAAATTACAATTTCAAAAATCAAATTCAATTTTTTTTGAAAATTCAAAATATTTATAAGTTAGTAAATTTCGGGAAAATTATCATTACGATATAGACCTACCCATGAGGGCCGCCCCGCGAGTTTTTATGCAAATCCCATACCAACACAAATTGGCACACCCTTTGCATATGCAAACCCCATGCCATGTACCTTTGGCACATTCCTTGCGTACTGCAATCCCTATGCCATGTGCCTTTGGCACACCCCTTGCATATGCAAACCCCGGACCAAAAGATTTGGCACGATGCTTGTTTTCAGCTGTGTAAATTCTATCGACAAATTGTTAAGCCTAAATTTTCTATGTAAATTTTATCGACAATAAATAATCCTAAAGAAAAAAAAAGATAGGTCGATACATTAAGTAACAACATAGGAAATCAACATGACCGAATTAAAACTTACTGCAATTTTTGTTTTAGTTATAGTATTTATTATGGAAATTATTATTTATGCTTCCATTAAGTATTCAGTAATAGTTAGCTTATGGGGCTTTGGTCTTTACTTTTTATGGTTATATATTTATCCGATTTTTGCTAAAGATTAATTTAGCCGGGCCGATACATTAAGTAACGACAACACAACATAGGAAAATCAAAATGAAAAAACTTATCATTGTTATTGTTTTAGGACTCATTTTTCAACACGCGGTTTTGCCTGTGATCACAGACGTGGGTACGAAAAAAATGGCCGAAGTTGCGGCTGAAATCACCACTGATAAAGCGGACTTTATTAACCGCGCGGTTAATGGGGTTTAATCATGACTGATCGCGCCGATAATTTTTTCACGGCCGCTGACCGAAAAGAAAGTGAGGCGGCCCCTATAGGCCGTTTCATTATTGTTGGGGAGTACTCCATCCGTGATCGCCGCAAGACAGTCAGGGGGATTGTACGTGGCAAAAATTGGACGAATTATCATGGTCCTTTTAAGGAATTAATTCCCGACAACAGCACAGTGGAAAAAATAATTTGTTTAGTCTTAATTTTTTCTAAAGGGCTAATCGCTATTTTTTTATTAGAAGCTATTAAATTATTTTTCAAACAATCCTAAAGGAAAACAAATTATGAATAAATTATTCAACGTTTCAGAAATAGATTACGTCATTGACCAATTGGAAGACACGCAGCACGGAAAGTGCGATTGTTGCAACGGCGCGTTGTTCAATGACGTGCGGGAAGTGACCGTAGAGGCGCATGCAACGGCCGTCAGGATAGAGCTATGCAATGACCATTACTATGCCATGCATGAGCACTTAGGCAACTGCTAAGCCCCTTTCCTTTCCCCTTTTAAACCCCAAAGCCCCTTGCCTTAAATAGCAAGGGGCTTTTTCGTTATGCAAGCCCCATGCCACATGCCGTTGGCATGATTATTGCTATTGCAAGCCCCGTACCAACACAAGTTGGCCCATTCCTTGCTACTGCAAGCCCAATGCCACATGCCATTGGCATGCTTATTGCTACTGCAAGATCCGTACCAACACAAGTTGGCCCATTCCTTGCTACTGCAAGC